TAAAGTTTAAGTGTATTTGTATCAAAAGTAAGAGTATCTGTTAAAGCAACATTAACACTTGTCGGAACAGTTCCACTCCCACCATAAATACCATCCAAACTAGTAAACCCAGACAATGGTAACCACGATGACGTGGAGCCAGTACTAGTTAGGACATAACCGTCATTACCAGATTTTATTTGTTTAACGTTTATTAGGTTCGACATTTATCTGCACTTTAGAACCAATGGTATCAATCAAGACACCATCAGTTATTATATTAATATAAGGTATTATTTTAATTATTGAAGTATATTGTAGAAGAAATCAATTCTATCAGCATCATCCAATTCGAAACTAACGAAATCACCATTCCAAATTAATGTATCACCCACAATTAAATCAGCAATTGATTCAGCAGTGGCACCATCATCCCTAGAGAAATAACTATCCTCAGTAGTAACTCCATCACCAACTGTATAACCAACACCATTAACCTCTACTTTTACGTATCCATTATTTGCTGGGGTACTAGCCAATGTTAAACCAGTATTAGATGTATTACCAGTACTTGGTGTTGGTTCCATTTGTTTATTCCCAGTAGTTGGAACTGCTAATTGTAGGGCACTGTAATCTATACCAACAGTTACTGCTCCGTTAGTCGTTGAAGCTGTTATTGGTGAGTTACCAGATACTGATTGAATAATTGTACCAGTTACGTTAACCGTACTATCATCATTCATAGCCAATGCAAGTGAACCATTTGAAACGGTACCACCAGTTACGTAGATATCAGCTGCGAATGAGCTTAAATCTAATGTGAATGCTGAAAGTGTATCAGTTCTATCAAAGTATGCAGTATTACCAATAACTGTTGCACCTGTGGTATAGAAGTTTGTATCATCCAATAATGGTGATAAGTCAGCTGTATAAGCAGACAACGCATCTGTTGTATCGAAGTATAATGTTGAAGCGACAAGTGTTGTACCAGTAGTATACGTGTCATTCAAGTCCATTGTACTCATATCAACAACTACAGTACCACCAGCATTATTTGTAAGTGTAATATCCCCAGTACCATTATTATATGTACCACCAGTAATAGTGGTATCATTAATACCAGTCACTTGGAATGTGGTCGCATCATTCAATGTATATGTTGTTGTACCAGCCTCATCTACATAAGCTATAGTACCACCAGTTACAAAGGTATCGACTGCGAACGAACTCAAATCAACACTATATGTATTTACACCTAATATATTATTATCAAATCTAAGTTCATTACCTACAGTGTATGCTGTAGTTGTGTAACTATCAGTCATTCCACTTGTGAAACCACTTACTTCAAATGTACCACCACTATTATTAGTGAACTCTACGATACCTGTACCTATGTCATAAGTACCACCAGTAACCCACATGTCACCAGCAAGAATACCTAGACTCTCTGTAAAACTAGTACCATCATTCCTATCAATAGTTAAATTGTAGTTACCAGTATTGAAAGTCATACCAGAAATGAACGTATCGTTCAAGTCCATTGTACTCATATCTATTACTACAGTACCACCGTTACTATCTGTAAGTGTAATGTCTGCTGCACCGTTATCATACGTACCACCAGTTATGTGTAAGTCATCCACCCAACTGAAACCACCATTTGAGGAATCATAAGATAGGATTTGTCCGTTGGTAGCTGTTGTACCAGTGACTAACAGAAGGTTCTCCTTAAGAGTATTCTGTCTTATTTGTTTACCATGGATTAAATTTGCCATTTTATTTTATTTTTTTTTTTAGTCTTATTTATAAATAGCTTATTTCTAAGGTATCGTTTATTTCTATATTATGTTTTGCACTTACCCACACTACATTAGTACCACCCGTAATTATATAATCGGTGGTGTAGGTTTGTTTAACACCATTGACATATAATTTTGAATTACCACTATTTAAAGGTATGTCCGTTAGTATATTAAATACAGTTTGACCCCCACTAGTTGCACTAAATACAATGTTTTTTTCTGATATATTTATAACATTATTACCCGAATAGACTACGTAGTCACCGTTTACGGGTGAAACAATAATAGTATCAGTCAAACTACTAAATGCTGTTGATGAGTTAACCAATGGTGTTAAATCAACCGTATAAGCTGACAACGAGTCAACTGTGTTAAAATACAATTGATTCCCAATCAAGGTACTACCTGTAGTGTAATTATCTGTTAAACCAGATGTAATAATATCAGCTAAATCAATATTAATTTCACCTCCACCTATCTTAGATAAACTAAGTATTGTACCCGAAGTTGTGCCACTATGAATAAGTTCACTCTTCAAATAGATGAAGTTGTTGTCTAAATCTGCATGACTTAATACACTTCCAAGTGTTATATCTTGGAAAGGTGTTGGAAAACCGCTATTTAGACTTCTTAATATTAGTTTATTATTAGCCATTATTTACAACCCTTATTTACAACCCTAATATATTAATTCTAAATGTTTCAGTGGTAGTCGGTTCAACTACTATTATATTATTTGTATCACCACTAAATTTACTTATAGTTGCATCAACTAGAAAATCAGTTGCATCCCAAACTTGAACCATTACATTTGCTGTATTCAAGTTATGTGTTATTTGTGTTCCCACACTATCTGTTAAACCAGTAACTATACTATATGAATTAACAGAAGCAATTCCATTTACATTATAAGTCCCACCAACATTATCTTCAAATGTGATTGTTGACGCAGTAAGGGTATAAGTACCACCAGTTGTATAAGTACCAGTAATCCCACTAACATTATATGTAACACCAGTATTAGATGTTGTGAAGTTTATTGTTGATGCTGTAGTATCATATACCCCACTAGTTGTATATGTATCAGCACTAAGTACTTCAACTATATTGTAAAGTAGGTCAGAATGTGACTCTGGTGTAATACTATTAGGTGTTGTTTGATTCCTAATCGTTGAGTCAATTGATTCATATAATTCATTAGGTGTTGTTGCTGTTGTTGCCATAATTTAAGTCTTTATTTATAAATATTAGTCGTTATCGGATAAACCGTATCTTTCTCTCTCTTGTTCAAAATTGTTTTTAATGTCACAATAATTCATCCCACAAATATAAAATCTGAATTGGGAAATATCACCGATAAAGGTACCAGCAAAATTATTCTGTAAACATGAAGGTATATCATCTGGGTCTTGTCCATCGAATGTCATAGATTCAATTAATCCTTGTGTACCCCCACCAAGACTAATATTATATGGAACTGCCACTTGCTTTACACTATCCTCAACCAAACGTCTAGCTATGAATTCATCAAAATCATCAACCACATATATAAGTCTACGATTAACATAAAACATTAACTTACCCTTCCTAGCTGGTTTGTATTCCAATTCACACTCATCAAGTGTTTCATTAGCAACATACCTAATTGATATCATTTTCCATTCATCACAACTAACCATCCCACTAGCTGAATATGATTCCTCAATTGAACAACCCGTTACAGTAACATCATTAATACAAGTTGCTGTGACAATTAATTTTCTATAACCAATAGCACCTTCTGGTGTTATTCTAAATCCAATAGCATTATCTATCAAGTCAGCATCTTTATCCAATGTTAAATCATCAGCTGTAAATCCAGAGAATGAACAAACTGTTTCACCAGCTTCATGTGTACCACCACAACCACCACATCTACCACTACCACCAGCACTAGCTCTACTAAAAATTAAGAATGGGTTTCTATCATCAGTAACAACTTGTGTTGTACTAGTTAATGTTATTGTATCTCCCGTAAATGAACAAACTGTTTTACCAGCCTCATGTGTACCACCACAACCACCACATCTACCACTACCACCAGCACTAGCTCTACTATACATCATAAATTTATTGTCAATTACATCAAATTTAAGTGGTGGAGGGGCAAGGGGAATGCTATAACCATCATTGTTAACAACCGATACATCTGTTTCCTTAGGTATTGTACACCATTCTGTTTGACCAGATGTACAACCAGACGTTGTTCCAGTGTTAAGACCTTCAAATACATTCCAGAACTTGTTTTCAGCTCTTGTACCGAAGTATAAGAAAAATCCAGTGTTACCAGTATAAATATCATTTAAAGTCGTTCCAGTGACGTTACAATTACTAATACAAGGTTTTCTAAGCCAAACCTCAGCGGTCCAAGTCTTCGGAACTCTATTTGGTAAAACTTCATAAGAATTACCATCCAATTTGTAGTATCCTTGATAGAACCCACCACATAATCTTAAGAAATTACCAGCATCCTCTGGATTACCGACCATTTCAACAGGGTATACATAATCACCAGTCATACCACTAACAGCATTTAAACAAAGTCTGGTATCACCAGATGCTATGTGTAGTGTTGAAGCTGTTAAAGTACTTAGTAGTGCTTGATTTGTTGTATCACCACTTGGTTTATCAAATAATAATAAACCGTTATCAATACCTGTAAGTCCAATGGTTGACATTGTATAACCAGTATTGACAGCATTACCCCATGTTGTAAGACTATAAATTGTTGGGACATAACCAAGTATATCACCGTATTGTGCTGCATATGGGTTATTATATTGAGATTGACCTACTGGATATGCATTTCCATACTCATCACTATATTCGTAGGTGTATTCTGTTGGGTTATCAAAAATGTTGTTATTATTAAAATCATAATGTGCAACAAGACAATCCCCAGAGATAATAGTATCTTGAGGTGTCGGTGCGATATCAGTCTTAGCTAAATATAAGTCCCAGTAGTCTACATTACTGAGTCTCATATCAACCTTGTTCACATTAAAATTTAATATATTACCCATTGTTAAAAGTTTTCAAGTGAGCTTCTCTTCCACCCAGTGTTAGTCTTAATATAAATATAGTCATCATCCCATACAGTATCACCCTTACTTCCAGACTCATCACTTGTTGACGTTGGAGTATATTCTGGGACTATTAAACTTGGTGTTGATAATGAAGGAGTAATTGACCACCCACCATTCTTATCTGTTTTTATTTCAGAGTGAACACCGTCATTGATTGCATCAAGAACCTTAACACCACCACCAACAGCTGTATCGTGATTACCATTATAATTTAATTCAATATTATTATCTTCGGATGCAATTGTTTGTGTCTCAAGGACCATTTCATTACGAGTAAATGTTGTACCGCTGGATAACTCTTTAATTGCTTCGATTAACCAAGGGATAATTTCAGTATAACTCAATGTAAGCATACCATCACCCTTAGACCTTAGTTTAACCATTTCTGGAATAACTTCTCTAACTTCTTGTGCAATTAGACCATACTTGGTAACATCAGCACCCATATTAGATTCTTCTGTCCATTCATATGAAACACCTCTCAAAGTAAGTACTTTATCCAACGCTGACTCTAACTCTTTAATATTAGTCTTAAGTCTAGCATCCGAAGCCCCAGCAATTATTTTACCATCAGCATCAGTAGCAAGTGGGTCGGTTGATGTAAGTCCATCGATAACAAGGTCTGGTACATATACCATGTCAGCTGTATCACCAGTTATATTTTGACCACCTAAGACAACACTTCTATCAGCAGTAACACTAGAGTTAGTGGAATGAATAAACGATGTAGCACCACTAGCTATTGAACTAACACCACCAGCGTGTGATTGACTTCCACTTGCTGTTGTAGTAAGACCTTCTGCATGTGATTGAATACCACTAGCTATTGTACCTTGACCCTCAGCGTGTGATTGAGCACCACTAGCTGTCGTACCATTACCCTCAGCGTGTGAGAAATCACCACCAGCAATTGTAGCACTACCTTCTGCATGTGCAGATGTTCCACTAGCTATAGTACTTTGACCCTCAGCATGTGACCCCTTAGTACCACTTGCTGTTGTAGTAAGACCTTCTGCATGTGAATTACTTCCACCAGCTATAGTTCCACTACCCTCAGCTACAGATGTTGTACCAGAAGCGATATTGGTTGTATTACCTAATACAGCAGAGTTAGTCCCAGTACCAGCAGTCCAAGGTGATGTTGTTCCACCACTAGATGGTTGCCATGTAGCAACACCATTGACATCAGAAGTCATCACATAACCATTTGCTTCATTACCATCAACCATTTTGATAGAACCTAATATGTCAACCCTTTCTGTTGGTGTGTCATGTCCAAAAGCAACATATCCTTTAGTTGCACCAGTACCTTGTATATATAAATCTGGTGTACCAGCTGCACCACCAGCTTGACCAGCAAAAAATCTAATATAATCATCTGTTCCAGTACCAGGTTGACTAATAATATTTATTCCATTATTAGCAATCGATGAATATATAAAACCATCACCTGGCTTACCATATCCACTACCACCAACATTGTTAATCCCTCTAACACCCATGGTAATAGAGTCTGCGGTAGGTGTTTTAACACCGAATCTTGGTACACCAGTGGTTAAACCACTCAATAATATAAGCCCACCAGTAGCATTGTCAAAATCACTAAGATATGTACCACTAGTGTGTTCTATTAAAAAATCACCATCTTTTGCGTGTAATAATTCTTGTGGGGTAGCATTATTTAAACCAAGTCTAGTATTGGTTAAATCTAATGTGAACCCACTATTGGAACCCACATAAACATTACCCTCATCAAGAGGATTTATATTAAGTGGTGAACAAGAATGTATATTACTAACATATAAATCTGTTATACAATCACCAGAAGTATTCCCAGTGAAACCACCCAATGAACTACCATCCACAACCATTCCATTAGCATCAACTGCCAATGAAGTAATTGCTGTCGTACCATTAAGAGTTTTAACATTTAATTTCTCAACATGAGTTGTGTTAGCGGTAAAAGATGTAATGTTTGAACCTATAATGTGTGCTCCACTATGATTAACAACATTACTTTGTCCACCTACAATTGATGAATAAGTAAACCCAGTTTGAATGACATTACTATCACCACCACCAATAAATGAGTAATAACTACTATAATGAATAATATTACTTTGTCCACCAGCAATTGTAGAACCCCATGTATACACTTTATTTCCATTACCACCACCAATAGTAGAACCACCACCAGTTGTTATAGTATTACTTTCACCACCAGCAATAGTATTGTAACTATAACTACCTATCGTATTAGAGTTCCCACCACCGATAGTATTATGTTCAAGAGTAACAGCATCACTAGGACTACCAATTTGATTAAGTTCACCACCAGCAATAACCGATAGGGTATTATATAATTTATTACTTTTACCACCACCGATGAAGCTATATCTACCATCAGTAGGTGATGATGGTTGTAATCCACCACCAAGTTTATTATAATTACCACCACCAATAGTTGAAAATGCTGCACTAGCACGATTATATTGTCCACCACCGATGCTAGTGGAAAAAACATTACTAACCGTTATTTGATTACCTTTACCACCACCAATAGTTGAATAACCACCATGACTAATAAAGTTATTCCTACCAGAGTTAATACTTGAATACCCAAAACCATTTATGTCATTACCTTTACCAGCACCAATGAATGACCATCTAGCACTATCAGATATTTCATTAGTTTGTCCACCAGCAATAGTTGAATACGTGGTAGTTCCAGATATTGTATTATCCTTACCACCAAGAACTGATGAGTAATTAGATGTAACTGAATTAGCATAAGCATTTGTTGGAGTAATTTGACCACTTGCTGCATGAACGAATGCACCACCAAATGATGATAAATCAGCTGTATAAGCTGAAAGTATCGCATTAGTATCGAAATATAAGTCAGACCCAACAAGTGTTGTACCAGTTGTATACGTGTTGGTATCAGCTGATATAGCACTAGATGGTTGCCATGTTGCCATACCCTCAGAGTCTGATTTAAGTACATATCCACTTATGGCACCATCTGATACAATCAATTTATTAGTTCTTGTGATTTCTGGATTATCAACCCAAATTGTTCTACCAGTAAAATCAAGAGTATCAGCACTTAATATGAATACATCATCAGATACACACGTACCAGTGAAAACACCCAATGAAACTTCTGTTATTGCTGTCACTTCAAGATTAAATGATACACCTGTATAATCTAAGTATGAAAAATTACCATCAACTACCTGTGATGTATTCCCAGTCCATACATTACCAGTATCTTGTGTAGTTGCACTATTAGATGATGTTAAGGCTGAAATACTACTTGATGCTATATCCATTCTAGAATCACCAAATGTGAATACTGTAGTCCCAGTATTACCAGAAAATGTACTAATTACATTAATGACAGTTTCACTAACTCCAGAGACACTTTCACTTGGTCCTGTAGTCAAAGCACTGAAAGGTAAACCAAACACACTACTACCAGATAATGAAACATCTGTCCTCTCTAACTGTTTTACCTGTCTGTCGGTGATATCTAATCTAGTTCTAAAATTCATAATTAATCTGTTTTATTATAAATATTCCCCACCTCGCTTATATTTATAATAAAAGTATATAATATGAAAACTTTTAAAAAGAAAGACTTCAAAAGAATTATTATCGAATCTAGCAATGTTGATGAATTTGTCAATGATGATGGTGGGATAATTAGTGGTGATGAGTCATTTAACAAAGGAACTGAAATTAAAACTGGTCCTATAAACCATCAAGGTGATATAAAGGGAATCCCACAAACTACAGATGATTTTGCAGCACAAGCAATTCAACCACGTAATTGGTGGTGGTCTATGTCATATGGTTATGGGCAAGGTGCGAGTAGAGCACCATCTTTAGCTGGTAATCTTGGTGAGGGTGATGATATCACTGAAAACAATGTTAATAAAATGGTTGAAGATATCCTTAAACGTAGGTCTAACAACCAAGATATGGTTGCTAAGTCTAATGCTAGTGATGTGAATAGAAATGAAATTCCAGACATCGATGATTTATCTGATAATCAAATGATTGTTGTTGGTAAGATGAGGGATTTTATTGAAACAATAAATAGTAATAATCTTTCTGGTGAGGAAATTGGAATTGTTTTAAATTATTTAATGATGAATATTGAGACTTCTCAAATACCAAGGGATTATAAGAATATAATTAGAAAAGGACTATAATATGCCAAATAAAGCTATAGAAAGAAATGTATACCCAATCTTTGATGAGAATATAAAATCTTATTTTGGTGGTAATGATACAGCTACGACTGAATACATGAAAAAGGTCAAATCTGAATTATCTAACAAGCAATCAAATAGTGATGTTGATTTGAAAACACTAAAATGGATAGAGAAAACATTGGGTGATGATATCAAGGCAGACGATACCAAAAAGAGAATTATCATGAATACTGATGGTCAAGGTGAAAAGAAAGGTGGTAACGCTTTCAAGAACACTCACGAGAAGGATAATGATAATGCAGACCCAACTAGAGTTAGAATGCCTAAGATAAAAGGTGGTACTAGAGAATTAGAAGGGAGTAATACTTATGAATCAATTGATAAAGAAATTGAGGCTACGAAGTATTTAATAGAGTATATGAATAACAAAAAACAAAAAATATAATTATGGCAAGTAACAAATTAGAACAAGCGGCTATTGCAGCAAGAAACACACTTCTACCAGTTAACACGTATAACGATTCTGATGATGGACACAACTACAGTGCAACACATACAAGAGCATTATCCGACCAAACAACACCAGTTGCTGGTAAAGGTACAGGGGTTTTCTTAGATACATATAATGGTGGTGGTTCTATTGATATCAATGGAGCATCTAACGCTGTTGGGTCTGGTAGGATTCAAAATGTGGCAAAGAATGAGTTTGATAATGATAACCAATATCAACACCCAGACACATCAGCAAACGAAGGACAATTCTCATTCCATTAAAAAATAAAACTTAATGAAACTTTACAATATATATGAAGATATTATATTAGAAGGGTTAATAACGGAAGGTGTAGGTACACAACAAATTATTGATACCATTGATGGTGAGTACGCTAGAAATGGACAAAAGTTTATTAGGAGAATTAGAATTCATTACGATGGTGATGATAAAAAAGATAAATTCGGAAATGTAACTAGAGAAGGTAAAGGATGGAGAAACATCGTTGTACATGCTTTAGGTAACCTTAAAAATGGGGGTCGTGAGGTAATAAGAGCCTATCAAGTATATGGTGATAGTCTTAGACAACCAAACAATTCATCTGGATGGAAATTATTTAGAACTGATAGAATTACACATTGGGAACCAACCAATCTTAAGTATTGGGAACCAATTGAAATTGCTGGTCAGAAAACTAATATGCTTGGTGATGAATCAATGGTTGGTGATGTGAAAGTTGTTAACTTTGATAACAAAGAAACAGGAAATGACAGTATTGATTCGAACAATAGGAATATTGACAATACTTATAGATACGATAACGCTGAACCAACTGCTATTGAGCCTACTGAGAAACCAGTAGATGAGCCAATGGATGAACCAATTGAAAGACCAATTGAAGAACCGATTGACGAGCCAACAGAATTTGGGTCAAGTATAACAAACGACATAGACAATGACTACGAAGAAGAGGACATTGAAGATGACGAATATAATGATGAAATAAAAGATTTTTAACTATGGAAATACCACAACCAATTGACGTAAACAGACTTAAGGGTATCCTTGGTGGGGCTAAACAAATAATGAATAAAGTTGAAAGTGGAGACTATTCTACTGGAAATGTTGATGGAAGAGCACTTACCGAAAATGGTGTTCAAGAAATGATGGCTGAGGGTATTACAAGACCACAGAATGCTGTTGCACCACAAGTTCAAGCTAACCAACCAATGTATAAGAATATGGAGACTTCAAATATGCCATCGGCAATCAAAGAAGCTATGATGACAACTCCAATTCCACAAATGGCTAACCATAACCACACATTTTCATTAGAAGATGTTCAAGAACAACCTGTTGGGAAACCATTAGTTAGTGCGAAGCAATATCCTACAACACCACAAACTAATCCACAACAACAACAACAACAACAACAACAATATCAACAACCAATGGGTGCAAATCCTAATGGTACATTTACTGTATCTGAATCTGGATTAAAAGCAATGATGAATGATATGTTATTAGAGTTCATGACAAAAACATTTGTTGAGAACTTAAGTGAAGATGTAATTAAAAAGACACTTAATACACTTATCAAAGAAGGTAAGGTTGGTATCAAGAAAAAGAAGAACGTCTAAATAAAAAAAAATATATAAAAAATATATAAAAAAAGGGGATTACTTAATTGTTTTCCCCTTTTTCCATTTACAATTAGTTCAGAATCGTTATTATTATAAAAAATATAAATCGAATATGAGCAAAATTAAAGTTTTAGTTGTACCAAGTGACAGAACTGGCGTATCATACTTTAGAAGTACGAAGCCACACATAACATTGGAAACAATGTATCCAAAAGAATTTCACGTAGATATTGAATATGAACCACAGATTGATAATGATAAGTGGTTAAGTCAATATGATATAATTCACTACCACCGTTCACTCGGACCTTTTGAAAAACATCAAGAAGTTATTGAGCGTTGTAAGAAATTAGGTATTTTAACATTTATGGATATTGATGACCATTGGGCACCAGGTCCACACCACCCAGCATACTTAATTATTAAGAATAATCAAATTGATAAGAAAATTCTAAATAATTTAAAAACAGCTGAGAACGTTATTACCACTACACCAATCTTTAAAGATGTATTAAAAGATATTACTGGAAAGGATAATATCTTTATCCTACCAAACGCAATAGACCCAACAGAAAAACAATATACACCTAAACCAGAGAAGTCTGAAAGACTTAGAATTGGTTGGTTAGGTGGTTCTTCTCACGAAAAGGATTTAGAAATTCTTAAGGGTGTTGTTGCATCATTAACCAATGATGGTCTTATTGATAAAGTACAATTTGTATTATGTGGTTTTGACCTTAGAGGTAGTGTAACAATGATTGATGAGAATGGAAAACAAACTCAAAGACCAATCAAACCAAAAGAAAGCGTGTGGTACCGTTATGAACAAATATTCACCAACGGTTATAAGTCTGTATCAGAAGAATATAAGAATTACTTGTTAACATTTAATAAGGATGAATTTGATGGTGTTGAAAACGAAGCTTACAGAAGAGTTTGGACAAAACCTATCTCTACTTATGCATCTAATTACAACTTATTTGACGTATCATTGGCACCAATTGAAGAACACACATTCAATAAGGTTAAGAGTCAATTAAAAGTTATTGAAGCTGGGTTCCACAAAAAAGCAATTATTGCACAAAATTATGGACCATACCAAATAGATTTAGTTGGTTCATATGAAAAGGGTGCTTCCAAACGTGAACAACCTAGATATACTGAAACAGGGAATGCATTATTAGTTGATACAGCTAAGAATCACAAACAATGGTACAAGTATATCAAACATTTGATAAACAATCCAAAGCTTGTTACAACACTTCAAAAAAACCTACACAATACAGTTAAAGATACGTATAGTATTGAAGCTGTAACTAGCGATAGACGTGATTTATATAAAGCTGCATTAGCGGAATTAAAAAAAGCGGAATCAGTAGAAGAAGATATTGCATAATAACTTAATTAATAGTATATTTGTAAATAAACTAAGACGAGATAAAAAAATTAATAAATGTCGAAAAATAAAGAACTTTTAAATCTATTCGGATTCCTTATGGAATTGTTAGATGTAAACACAAGTACAAAAACTAATGAAGAAGTATTAGTAAAAGAAATAAAAACTGACCAAACAGAAGATAAAGGATTGGAATCGGTATACAGGTTAGCAAACCCTTCAATGCCACCACACCCAGTTTTAAATCCAATGATTGAATATAAGAATCCACTTGAGAATATTGCAAAGCATTCAGTTGAGCTTATCAAGAAGATGGATGACTTAGACAAGATGAATGGACAAGAGGTACTAAAAACTAGAACTGTAAAGAAGGCAACAGGACCACTCATTGACGAAATTAAAAAACTTAAAGAGGAAGCACGTAAAAACGCTACAGAAAGTATGAATAATGAAGTTAAAGAATACTTGGAAGAAACTGGTGAGCGAGTAGGTATGGTATTAGATGGTGGAGAAATAAAACCAGTAAAAATACCGACGGAATTAAGAAACAATATTCCACTTAGTAAAGATGATAACGCTGAACCAATCTCAAGAACTTTCCAAGAACATTTAGAAAAAATATCTAAAGAACATTTAGAAAAAATATCTAAAGAATCACAAAACACTAATTCTTTACCTCAATCTATTAAAGATGCAATGATGGATGCACCTAACCTTACGTCTGGTAATCAAGCAGAAGTATTGGTGAAAGAAGAACCAAAAAAGAAATCAACTAGAAAGAGACCAGCTAAAAGACCAACTGATAAAGTAAGTACTAAAAAAAGAAAAACAAATAAAAAATAAATCTATGAATATGTTAACAGAAGAAAAAGTTTTAAAAAACACAGAAAAATACTTTAAAACGGGTGAAAAGTATGAATTCATGACTGATGAGTTAATGGAATACTTAGGTCAAGATTTCATTACAGCACCAGCATCTACAGCAACTAACTTACATAACGCTTTTAATGGTGGTCTTATTGCCCACTCACTTTTAGTTACTAAGTACGCTGTATCACTAAATGCAATATTAGCAGACTCACTTAAGGTGGATACTGTTTCATTAATCAAAGTTTGTCTACTCCACCAAATTGGTAAAGCAAGACTCTACAAGCCATTAAAATCTAAATGGCATAATGATAGAGGTATAATGTATGAATTTAATGATTCATTAGTATCTATGCATGTAGGTGAAAGGTCAGCACACATAGCTATGGATAATGGTGTTTCTCTATCAGAAGATGAGTACCAAGCAATAGTCAACCATGATAAAGATGATTCAGATAAACAAGCTAAGTGGCATTCTACATCACTTGCTGTCATTCTTAGACAAGCAAATGAGTTAGCTATTCTAGAAGAAAAGGCGAACGCTTAATGGGTCAATTCACAACAGAAGAAGCACAAGCTAAGTTAGCTGAGGCAATGGACCCAACTAAGGAGTATTCGTACGATGACTTCATGAACGAGTATAACGATGATAGTATACTCCAATTTGAAAATCCTAAGATTGATATTTCATTTGTAAATGAATCAACGAACCAAGACCCAGATTGGGAAACTTCTGGGTCTGCTGGGTTTGACCTTAGAGCAAGTGAAAACTCAAACATACAGCCAAATGAATTCAGAGTTATCCCAACAGGTCTTTATTTTGACCTACCAGAAAACTTTGAAATTCAGATTAGACCAAGAAGTGGTATGGCTGCAAAGTATGGGATTACAGTATTGAATTCTCCAGGCACAATTGACTCAGATTATACTGGTGAAATCAAGGTTATTCTAATTAATCATGGTAGTTCAGTATTCCCTATAACCAATGGTGATAGGATAGCACAAGCGGTTATAGCAACAGTTACGGCTAAAAATATAATTAACTTAAATAAAGTTAAGTCCATCAATAAAGAAACTGATAGAGGTTCTGGTGGGTTCGGCTCAACAGGTATAAAATAGTAAAATTAAAAATGGTAAGTATTGTATATTGTACACGAGAAACAAATCCAGCACATAAGGAACACCTTATAAAGTCCTCTGGACTACATAAGCACGTCGAGGTGATTGAAATTATTAATAATGGTGAATCACTAACTAAATGTTACAATCGTGGCTTAGAACAAGCCAAATATGATATTGTAGTATTTTGTCATGATGACCTTACTGTTGAAACTAAACAGTGGGGTAAGAAATTGGTTAAGATGTATGATAAGAATCCAGAGTTTGGTATTCTTGGTGTTGCTGGAACCAAGTACATGGCAGAGACTGGTATGTGGTGGGAGAAGCGTAAGAAAATGTACGGTAGAGTTAAGCATACTAGTGAAGGTAAAAGTTGGTTGAACTCCTACAGTGCTGACATTGGTACTGACATAGAAGAAGTTATCGTTGTTGATGGTGTATTCTTTTCGTGTCATAAGGGGAGAATTAAACATGGTTTTGATGAATCAGTTGAAGGATTTCACTTCTATGATATTGACTTTACATTTAGAAACTATCTAGATGGTGTAAAGGTTGGTGTTCATACTTTTCTTAAAGTTAATCACCAATCAATTGGTGAAACTAATGATGAGTGGGAAGTTAATAGAAAGAGATTTGCTGAAAGATTCGCTAAGGTATTACCAATCAACATCAAAAGAGAATTTAGAAAAAACGAAAAGATAAAGGTACTTATTGGGTGTCTTAATTTTGCTAATTATACTGGTTCTGAATTATATGTTTATGAATTAGCTAAGGAATTAGTTAGCCAAGGGTGTGACGTTTCTGTGTGTTCAACACTTGGAGACCCAATAGCTAGAAAGGCACATGCACATGGGATTAAGTTATTTAATATTCAAGAACCACCAGGCTACAAATTAGGTGATGGTGAATGGGTACTTAACACACCTAACGGTCAAGTTAAATCAGTAAAGAATCACCTATACAAGATTCAAGATGTTCAATTTGATGTATTACATTTAAATCATAAACCAATTACTGAACATTTATTAAAGTTGTACCCAGACACAGATACTATTTGTTCAATACATTCTGAGGTTATTGACCTTGAACATCCAATCATTAACCCACAAATTAAAAAATACATAGCAATTAGACCAGAAATTAAAGACTTTTTAATGGAACGCTTCGAGATTGCTGAGGATATGATTGATGTGGTTTACAACCCAATTGACTATAAGCGTTTTAAAGTTGTTGAAAGTAAGAATGAGAAACCAATTGTTTTATTTGTTGGAACCTTAGATTACTTACGTGAAGAAACTCTTAGAGATTTAATATCAACAACTAAGGCTGACGGAAAAGAACTTTGGATTGTTGGGAAGGAAAATGGTGTGTTAGCTTCTGATTTAATTGGTGATAATGACCATGTTACTTATCATGGACCAAGTGGGTCTGTAGAAAAATTTGTACAGAAGTGTGATGAAACTGCTGGAATTCTATTAGGTAGAACAACTATCGAAGGTTGGTTATGTGGTAAAGCTGGGTGGATTTATGATGTAGATTCTTCTGGACACATCAAAGGTAAGGAATTACATCAAGTACCAGATGATATTGATAAATTTAGAGCAGATAATGTTGCTCAAGAAATAATAGAAGAGTATAAAGAAATCGTACAATGATTACAGCAATTTTAAATGGTTATAAAAGACCACAATTTCTTAAAGAACAAGTAGAGGCGATTCAAAATCAAACGGTGGAGCCAGCTGAGATAATGCTTTGGCAAAATAGTTCTGAGGGATTTGACCCAGAATTAACATCGAAATTGACTACAGCTTCATCAAATAAAAACTTTGGTGTATGGGCTAGATTCGCATATGCTTTAAATGCTAAAACTGAGTATATTTGTGTATTTGATGATGATACAATACCAGGTCCTATGTGGTTTGAAAACTGCCTCAATACGATGAAAAGTCATGAAGGTTTATTAGGTGGTATTGGGTTAGTTTATAACTCTGAAAATGGTTATTTACCAAACACTAGATTTGGATGGGCTAACCCCAACAACAAACCAGTCCAAGTTGATATAGTTGGACACGCTTGGTTTTTCAAACGAGAATGGCTCTCAACTATGTTTAGAGAATTACCACCAGAAGGTTTTAATGTTGTTGGGGAAGATATGCATTTTTCTTATATGCTTCAAAAATACTTAGGTATTAACACATATGTCCCACCACACCCAGAACATGCAAAGGAGATGTGGAGTAGCCTTAAGGGTTGGGAAATGGGAACTGAGAAAAATGGTTTATCATTGATTCCAGCTAATATTGAGTTGATGAATAAATATTATAAACATTTAATTGGAAATGGATTTAAGATAATAAATGCAAAGTAATGAAAGATTTTAAAGAGGATTTTAATAAATTAAAAGATAAATTAGTTAAGGGTGAGAATTTTGCCTTTGCTAGATTTTCTGATGGTGAATTACATACATTACAAAACAGACCAGTTGAATTAGCTGAAAACTTTTGGTCATTAGATGGTGTCCAACGTAGTGGATGGTATAATAAAGAAGAACAAAAAAAATTCATCCCAGAGGAACACCAATTCAACAGACAAAAATTAATAGATTCCCTACAATTTAAAAAGGATAATTACTACAAGGGTATTAGCTGTAGATGCTGTGTTGGTGATACAGATTTTAATTGGCAGTTAGATTTGCATGGTACTGATAATACGGATGAAAGTCTTACATGGGCAAATCTATGGAATAATGGTAACTATGAGAAATTCATGGATGAAATTGTACCGTTATTCAAGGATAAAGAAATTATAATGGTTGTTAATGAAATTGCAAAATTAAATGAATTACCATTCGACGTTAAGAAGAGTTTTAGAGTCGGGTCCAATTGTTTTATAAACGATTACTTTTTAGTGGATGTATTAAAGGATTATATTGAAAAGGAAGGTATTGAGAATCATGTATTTCTAGTATCTTGTGGTAGTCTTAGTAACGTCATCATTCACCAACTATATGAGGCGAACGATACAAACACATATATAGACATTGGAAGTACATTAAATCCATTAATGAAGATGGAAGGTTGGAAAGGTAGTAGAGCTTACCTATCTGAATATTGGTTAAAACAAGGTAGAAATTACTTAAATAAGAATTGTATATGGTAATGAATAATGGAAACATTCATGTTGAGGAATTAATTATTGGTGAGGGTACATTTATTGACCCATCAGCGAAGATTAGGGGTATTGATGGTGCTGCTAAGAGAGTAGTTCTTGGGGATAATGTTTACATTGGTCATAACGTTGAAATCATCTGTGATGATGTAGAAATAGGTGACTATAGTAAGATACACCATCATTGTAATATACACGGTTACAAACCATTTAAGATGGGTCATAACTGCTGGGTTGGTCAATTTACAATAATGGATTGTATTGGTGGTACAACAATAGGTAATAATGTTGGTATTGGAGCTAATTCTCAATTATGGTCACACATCCTTTATGGTGATATGCTTGAAGGTAATCGATTCATGTCCAATGATGAATTAAATATCGGCAACGATGTTTGGTTGGTTGGGCACTGCATTGTTTCACCAGTTACTATTGCTGATAAAGCAATGGCATTGGTTGGTTCTGTTATAACTAAAGATATGGAATATAATCATGTATATGCTGGGACACCAGCAAAGGATATAACTGATAAAGTAGGACCTCAGTTCAATCATGTAACAATAGATGAGAAAATGGATAAGATGGTTGAACACTTATTTGACTTCGATGCACACTCAACCATTAAAATTGTTGATAGTGTTGACAAATTTAATCTAGATGATGAATTATCTTACTTTGATGTAGACACTAGAACATATACCAAAAAAAGAACTAAAGATGAGGTGGAATTTATGAAATTCTTACTTCCAACAAAAGCTAAATTTACACCACATGGGATTTGATAGAAAGAAACACAACCCTTATAATATCGTAAAGATGTTTGAAGAATCAGTTGCTGAATACACAGGAGCTAAATATGCAGTATCTGTTGATAGCTGTACCAATGCATTATTCTTGTGTTTAATGTATCAAAAACACTTAGGTAATAACAAAGATGTTATCATACCTAGTAAGACATATTTATCGGTTCCACAATCGGTGATTCACTCTGGACATAATTTAGTATTTGATACATCATTCAAAACCAATAATTGGAGGGGGATTTATCAATTAGCTCCGTATCCAATTTATGATGCGGCTAAACGCTTCACTAGTGACATGTATATTAAAGACACTTTCATGTGTTTATCATTTCATATCAAGAAACACCTCAAGATTGGGAAGGGTGGGGTAATCTTAACTAATGATGCTGATGCTGTTGAGTGGTTTAAGACTGCTAGATATGAAGGTAGAAGTGAGAAATTATACCATGAAGATGATATTAAAATGCTTGGGTGGAATATGTACATGACACCACAAGAAGCTGCTCACGGTCTATCCCTAATGCAGAACTATCCAGAGCATGTTCCAGATTTAGGTGAAGATAACGGTTATAGAGACTTAACTGAGTTTACTGTATTTAAAAAATATGATAAAATATGATTTCTCATAAACTAAAAACAATAATAATTCACATACCTAAGACTGGTGGTAGTTCAATTGAAACCGTATTAGGGATGAAGGGAGTTCAACATTTAAATGGTGTTGTTGCCAAGGAAACTTACTCAGATATTTGGGATGATTATTTAAAATTCACCTTTGTTAGAAATCCATGGGATAGGTTAGTTTCAATTTACCATTATTATAAATTTGGTTCAGAACCAGAAAATCAACACCATAAAAAAACCATTCCAAACTCATTTAAAGAATTCGTGGTTGGTTTTTGTAATAGGGATAATCAATGGTATGATATATTAATTAAATCACAGAAATCTTGGATTATTGACGATAATGGAGAATTATTAGTTGACTATATTGCTAGATTTGAGGATTATGATACTGAGGTTCAATCAATTGGTGATAAAGTTGGGATACAGATTAATAATATACCCCACAAAAAAAAGAGTAAACGAGGGGGGTATAAGGAATATTATGATAAGGAAAGTATAGAGTTAGTACGAAACCTTTTCAAAGAAGATATAGAATACTTTAATTATGAATACTAATTACGCAATTGTTGTTAACACACACTCATCGTCTAGAGATGTTTTAGATTTATTTCTAATTCAGTTAGAAAAATATTACCCAAACAATAAACTATATATATTCACTGATAATAGTGATGGTTTAGATTCTAAATACACACCTATTATATATAATAGTAATGATATGTTCAGAACACAATACTTACAATGTATTGAAGAAGTTTCAGAGAAGTTTATATTATATTTGAATGAAGATTATATACTATACGATAATGTTAATGTTGACAAGATAAATGATTATTTATCAATACTGGAAGAGAACCCAGAATTCTCATTTATTAGATTAGCTAGAGGACCAAACTTCACCAACGATAAATTTAATAATGAATTATACTTCCTAACTCATAAACAACCCCATTTTTATAGTCAAACAGCAGCAATTTGGAGGACTGATAGTATTAAAAAAATACATGAGATTGGACCAGACTTACACATAGGGGCTGGTGGTGCACAACACGGTCATTTTGAAGTGGCTGGAAATGATTTGTGTAGAGAATTAAATATGATTGGTTTATCATACTATAGTGGTGAAGCAAAGCGTGGGATGTATCATTATGATACTGATGTATTTCCATACATTGCAACCGCAATAATTAAAGGTAAATGGAATAAATCAGAATACCCTAAAGAATTACTACCATTATTAGATGAATATAATATCGACATAAAAAAAAGAGGGTATATATGAGAGTCTTAAAGGATTTATCACTTGAAATTAACGGGACGAATACCCATTTCTTTAGATTGGATGAATTATCTGATGAGGATGATGGGGAAAATGTTTTATTATATGGTTATAATAATTTAATTAATAATAATACTTTTAATCAAATTAAAGACTACAAAAGAAAAGTATATCTAAATGTAACAATGCCAACTGAATTTTGTAGTAAACAGAATATGGATTTAGATAATAAATTTGATGAAATTTATGGTATTTGTCCATATACTAATAGATGGTTGAATGAGGTTAAAGGTGTTCATAAATATAAAACTATCTGTTATCCATTTAATGAAATTGATATACCTAAAAATACCGAGAAAAAGTATGATGTATGTTATCACGGTGGGATACATGGTCCAACATATATACAATGCCTTGAAACCCTATCTAAATTTAATTATAGATACATGTCGATGACGACTGGAATTAATCCATTAACTAAACAAACAATAGGTAAATATGCGACAAATCTAAATCTAACCAACGAGGAAAAATTAAATTTGATTTCTGAGTGTAAGATTTCCATATGTTACAATACATTCCCAATTAGAGGTACCAAAGATATTAATAATATTAAAAGTCGAAAAGATTGGTCTAAGAATGAAGCCTTTAAACACATTGATGATTTAGGGATAGCACCTCAATTTAAATCTAGATTCAATGAAGCTGCAATGTCTAGAACACTTAATCTAATTCAAAGAGACCCATGGAACCTAGTAGAGGAATACTACACCGCTGGTGAGGACTTTATATATTTCGATTCTAATACTGAGTTAGAAGGTAAAATAAAAGATATCTTAAACAATTGGGATGACTACACACCAATCATTGAATCAGCTTATAAAAAATCTTTAAATTACTCAACACAAAACCTTTACAATATTATAAAAAATGGTTAACTTTAAACCATGAAATGTAAATCTTGTAAAAGTGAAAATTATAGTAGCATATTAGACCTAGGAGAACATCCTTGGTGTAATGATTTTCTAACCGAAGATAGATTAGGAAAAGAAGAAAAATACCCATTACACTTAGTACATTGTAATAATTGTGAATTACTACAATTAAACTACACCGTACCTAAAGAAGTAATGTTTAAAAATCATACGTACGTATCGTCAACAACCAAAACTCTTAAGAAACACTTCTTTGAGTTGGCAGTTGAGAATCGAGACCAATTTAATTTGGGTCCTAAAGACCTTATCTTAGATATTGGTGGGAATGATGGAACCCAATTAGTAGAATATACTAGGGCTGGTATGTATAATGTTTTAAATGTAGAATCAGCTGACAACATTGCACAGTTATCGAAGGATGCTGGTATCTCAACAATCAACGATTTTTTCAATGAAGAAGTAATCACCAAACATGAACTTGAGGGTAAGGTTAAATTAATCAATGCATCTGGTGTATTCTTTCATTTAGAGGAATTACATAGTGTTATTAGAGGAATCAAGAAAGCTCTTATGGATGACGGTGTATTTGTTGTTCAATTTATGTATGCTGGTACGATGGTTGAAAAGTTAAACTTTGATGGTATTTACCATGAGCACTTGTGTTATTACACACTTAGGAGTCTAGGGAAACTTTTAGAACCATATGGTCTTGAAATATTCGATGCTTACTATAGTGAAATCCATAGTGGTAGCGTTATTGCGAAGGTATCACATGCTAAGGCACCATTTATCTATACTAAGAAATATCAAAGGTATACTGACCTTAAAAAGTTGGATATGAAATACACTAAGGATGTGTTCTTAGATTTTGCGAAGACTGTTGAGGATAAGCGAAATGACTTGCGAGACATGTTAGTTAAAATCAAAGAAGAGAACCCAGATGCTAAGATATATGCATACGGGGCACCAGCAAAGGGTAATACGCTTTTAAATTACTTCAATATTGATAATACACTCATTGATAAGTGTGTTGAGGTTAATGACCTTAAGATTGGGCTTTATCTACCAAACACTCACATACCTATAGTTCGTGAGAGTGCTGATGATGTACCAGACTATTATCTTTTATTGGCACACAACTTTGTTGATGAGATTATAGAAAGAAATAAGGAACTGATTGAAGGTGGTGTTAAATTCATTATACCATTTCCAGAAGTCGAGATAGTTGAAAATGTTGATGCATGAGAATAGAAACTAATCACCCGAATGCTGTTGGACCAGACTTTGAAAATCCAATACAAGGGGCTGCACAAAATAATCACTCTAACCCAGTATACTTAGAGGAACTAAAACGAATCACCAACAAAGAAGACTTTTCCTATATGGATTTAGGTTGTGCTGGTGGTCAATCAGTAGTTGATGTCTATAATATGGGTAATGTTGCTGTTGGGGTTGAAGGTAGTGATTTATCTAAGATGATACAAATATCGAAAAATAGAATAAAACCACAACCTAGGTATATTGGTGATACCAGTAAACTTACTGAGGACATTCATGATAATTGGTTGAATCTTAAGGATAAGTGTCTCTTTAAAGCAGACATCACAAAACCATTCCAAATGTTTAACGATACTGGTGAACAAACGTTTGATGTTATCACCGCTTGGGATGTTTTAGAGCACCCGAAACCAGAAGATATACCTAGTGTTTTGAATAACATTAAGAAACATCTTAATGATGATGGTGTCTTTATCTGTCTGATTAATTTGGTTGAAGGTAAGAACCATCAATGTATTAAGTCTAATGAATGGTGGTTAAAGACCTTTAAAGAATGTGGTCTTGAAGATATCGGATTCGACTTTAACGCATCACCTAGACACACATATAACCCATTAGATACCAATGATATTGGGTTCATTCTAAAGAAAATAAAATAATTACAAATGAAAAAAGTTTTAATCACGGGTGGGGCTGGATATTTAGGTTCCACATTAACAGAATTATTATTAAATAAGGGTTATGCGGTAGACGTTTTAGATAACCTAACACTCAGACAAACATCATTACTACATCTTTGTTCAAATGAAAATTTTGATTTCATCCTCAAGGATGCAACAGATTTTGAATATCTAACTAGTATTGTTCCCAATTATGATATCATAATTCCATTGGCGGCAATTGTTGGTGCACCAGCATGTGATGCTAATAAGGAATTGGCAACAAAGTTAAATTTTGGTCACGTTAAGGTAATTGTTGATAATATGAGTGAAACTCAAAAACTACTAATGCCTAACACGAATAGTCAGTATGGTAGTTCGGAAGATATTATCACAGAGGATAGCCCATTCAACCCACTTTCACACTATGCTAAGACTAAATGTGATGCTGAGGACTACATCATGAATAGTGGTAATGGTATCTGCTTTAGATTGGCAACTGTATTCGGTGCATCACCTAGAATGAGAACTGACCTTCTTGTTAATGACTTTGTTTACAAATCAGTTGTTGATGGTTATCTAGTTCTATTCCAATCTCATTTCAAGAGAAACTATATCCATGTTAAGGATATCGCTAAGACATTCCTTTTCGGGATTGAGAATTATCAAAGATTAAATAATGATGTCTTCAACGTAGGTCTTTCAACCGCTAACCTATCTAAGATGGAATTAGCTGAGAAGATTAAAGAACACATACCAAGTCTAGTTATTGTGGAAAATGACTTTTCATCAGACTTTGATAATAGGAATTACATCGTCTCTAATGATAAATTAGAGAATTATGGGTGGAGACCTACACATACAATAGATAGTGGTGTAGTGGAGCTTATTAAGGCTTATAAGATGATTATTAAGTATAACAACAGAAACTTTACTAATCTATAATGAAAGTATTAGTAACAGGTATAAGTGGGTTTCTAGGTAGACACCTAAAGAAGAAATTAGATGAGTTAGGTTGGGAAGTATTAATATCTAACACCAAGGTGGCGAACCTTATGGATGATAAGAACTTACATGTTTATAATGATGTCAAATTTGATTATATCTTCCATTTAGCGGCACATACTAAGGCTGGTGATTGGTGTTTATACCATAAAGCGGAGCAATATGAAGTTAATGAGAGGATAAACGCTAACATCCTTAAGTATTGGAGTGACCATCAACCACAAGCAAAGATGATTGCTATGGGAACTAGTTGTTCATACTCACCAGATACCCTCATGAGTGAGGAAAATTATTTGAAGGGTGAGCCAGATACTGGACTTTATACGTATGCGATGACCAAGAGAATGCTTTTAGTTGGTCTTAAGTCGTATGCTGAACAATATGGATTGAAGTATATGTATTACGTTCCATCAACACTATACGGTACTGACTTTGAGTTAGATGATTCCCACTTCATATTTGATTTAATCAAGAAGATTTATTCTGGTAAGAATCATGGAACCGATGTTGAACTTTGGGGTGATGGTTATCAAAAGCGTGAGTTGGTTTACGTTAACGATGCGATAAATATTATGTTTTACACTTTACACTTAGAGAATAAAATCTTAAATTTAGGTACTGGGGTTGAATATACCATAAGGGAATACGCTCAAAGCATTTGTAACGCAGTTGACTATAATTCAGATGATATTTTTTACGATACCAGTAAATATGTTGGGGTGAGGTCTAAACGATTAGATACGACAGAGATGTTTAATTTATTACCAGACTTTAAGTTCACACCAATGGATGAAGCGTTATCAACAACAATAAATTATTATAAAGATAGAGTAGAAAATGATTAAACAAACAAATACTGAAAACGTTGGGATTGATGCCTCAGAAACTGTAGCTGGTTACCAACACCATGACGGTCTTCATTTCGAAGGTCCAACTTGTGACGCATTACATAATATGTTTGAAAATTTGTCTAAGGATATATTAGACAACTTCAAAGATGTGAAGTATGTTCTAGATGTTGGTTCGGGGGCTGGTCATTTAAGACATTGGTTATTAAAACTAAATCCAGATTTGGTTATTGTAACACTAGATGGGAATAAGGAAACTGTTAATAGTCCATTCCTCGACTTAGATAATCACTTCATATTAAGAACGGATGTTGATTATGAATTGGTTGATGAGAATGGTGAGAGAATTATATTCGATTTAATCTGTTCATTTGAACACTTTGAACACATTGAACCTAGTAGTTTTGATGTATTCATGAGTAATCTAATTAAACACTCTAAGTCAGATACATGTATAATTGCATCTGCGGCTAATTGGTTATATACGAAACCAGAGGAACGACATGTCCACTGTAACGTTAAGACTGGTGCGGAGTGGCACACATACCTAACAACCAACTTTAATTTAACTAAGATGGATGTTAAGATTTTAAATAAGGCAAACTGGGGTGGTAGACTAACGTCATGCTCCGAATTAATATATAAAGTAAATTAATATGAAACAAAGAAAATATTTACCAACACTATCTGAATTAGTAGATAGATTATCAATAACTCAACTTAAAGAGGTATTCATAACAGACCATAAAGAAGAATATGCAGATGAGATTAATGATATCGTACATGATATTCAACTTCACTTAGATGAAAATGAAGGGAAGATGACTGCTGAGATTATAAGAGCAATTGTGGTCCTATCTCAAATGAACTTACACATCTGGCATAATGAATCTAACTACCGTAAGGGTATAAAGGATGGTAATGACTTAGAATTAACACACGGATTAAACGGTATTCGTAATGTCGCTAAGAATAAAATTCAAGAAGCAGCTGGTGGTCGTAAAGATTATAAAATTGATTGTCTTGCAGCTGATTTTAAAGATTGGGAAGTTAGTTGGTAATGGGTAGGGTTTTAATTATTGGTGATAGTTGTCGTGACATTTACATTTATGGTAGATGTGATAGACTGTGTCCAGATGCACCAGTACCAGTACTAATCCCAACAAAAACAATTGAAAATGGTGGAATGGCTATGAATGTTTTTGATAATGTTAAGTCAATTCATGAGAATGTTGACATCATCACCAATAAAGAATTAATAACCAAGACTAGATATGTTGATGAGAAGACTAATCAGATGTTAGTTAGAGTCGATTCAGACAAATCAAGTGTTGATAAACTTAAGGATTTAATGTCTATAAGACTTCAAGATTATGATGTTATAATAATTTCAGATTATTGTAAGGGTTTTATTGGGGTTGAAGAAATTAAATGGTTATGTAATAATCATAAGAACGTCTTCATTGATACCAAGAAAATTCTAGGTGATTATTGCTTAAATGCAAAGATAATTAAGATTAACAAATTAGAATATGATAACAATGTAAAAGCTCATGTTGATATGAGTAAATTTAACCACAATTTAATTGTTACCATCGGAAGTAAAGGTTGTAATTACGAAGGGATTATTTATCCAGTAGAAAAGGTTGATATCAAAGATATGACTGGTGCTGGGGATACGTTCATGGCTACATTGGTTGTTAAGTATTTAGAATGTGGTGATATAACCAAAGCAATTGAATTTGCCAACGATTGTGCAACTATAATTGTACAACATAAGGGAGTAAATAAAATAGGTGATTTTATATGATATTAATAACATACGGGACTAGACCAGAATATATTAAAGTTAAACCATTAATTGATGAGATGACTAGGTCAAACATGACCTTTAAAACTCTGTTCACTGGTCAACACAAAGACATTGCACCTAAGGATGCTGACTTTAATTTGACCATGGTTGATTATGATGGTAATCGATTAGATTCAGTAATGAAAAATTGTTTAAGTATTCCAGATGAATGTTTTGAGGGTATTACACATATACTAGTACAAGGTGATACCACATCAGTTGTTGGTTTAGCCATAGCTGCAATGCATAGAAAGATTAAGGTAGTTCACTTAGAAGCTGGACTTAGAACTGGTGATGTCGAGAACCCATTTCCAGAAGAGAATAATAGAATGATTGTTTCAACAATTGCTGATTTACATCTTTGCCCAACTAAGTTAAATCTTAAAAATCTACGCAACGAAAATATTAGTGGTTCTAAGATACAAGTTGTTGGGAATACGGTACTAGATAATCTTTTACCATATAAAAAAGATTGTGAATACACCAATAAGGTCTTAATTACAATGCATAGAAGGGAGAATCATAAGCAAATGGGTGAATGGTTTAACGAATTAAATGATATTGCTGCGGTACACCCACACTTAGAGTTTATTTTACCATTACATCCGAATCCTAATGTTCAAAAACACAGGAAAAAATTAAGTAGTTGGGTTAAGGTTGTTGAACCAATGACTCACGATGAGTTAATTAAAACATTAGTTAAGTGTAGATTGGTTATTACAGATAGTGGTGGTATCCAAGAAGAATGTTCATTCTTTAATAAGAAGGCATTGGTTTGTCGAAAGGTAACCGAACGACCAGAATCAGTTGGTCTTACTAGTTTCATGGTTGAGGAACCAAAAGACTTAAAAGGGTTGTTTGATAAACACATAAATAATTATGACGTAACAAGTGAATCACCTTATGGTGACGGTATGTCATCTAAACGAATTTGTAAAATTTTTGAGAGATATGGGATTGGGTAAATGGATAAAGAAACAACTTACTGCTGTTGCATTAGCAACAGGTAACGTTGAAGAGAACATGTTATCACAAGGTGGTGATAGTGAGTCTGGTGGTGGGTCTTCTAAAGAACGAAGACATAACCAAGGAACACTTGCCGATGCATTGTCTAGAGGTGAAATAAACCAAGAAGTTAGAGACCTTAGATGGAGAATGTATAAGGTTTTAGATGAGACTGAAAAATTTGAAAATGAGAAAAGAATCAACGTCATTGGATATGAAGATGATGGAACCCCAATTGTTGAAACTGTTGGTAGTCGAAAGAAAGCTGGGATGGCTAAGATAAAGATTGATGAATATGATGATTACGAGTTAGAAATAGTTGTTAATAATGATTCGGTTATGACTGACTCATTAGATTTTGATATTAAAGAACTTTCACGTGAAGAAATTGAAAAGACAATACAAATAACAGAAAACCCAGATACAGGTAAACAAGAGGGGCAAGCAACTATAGGAGAGATAAGTCGTGCTGGTTATGAATCAAGTAATAAAACAGAAAGAATGATTTCTTGTACTAGAGAATTTAGAGCTAAGTTTGAACTTGAAATGTTTACTAAAAAGATGAATGTTAGAACCATTTCTGAAACTGAAAAATTACTAGAGTTTTACGTATCTAAATACGCCAACCCAGATGATAGAAAATCTAAACTTTTTATATCTGAGGTAAAGAAAGCGATGAAGAATCCTAGAGTTGCTGATTTCTTAGACATTTCAACAGTCGATTTTGTTTCATATAATACGATAGGTGTTATGGACTTACATGATTTTGAATATAAGATTACAGGATTTGATAAGTTGATTGAATTTGATGGTTATTATGTTATCAAATTTAAGAGTGAGGTATTAAAGGATGGAGTTAGTCTTATTGAACAATTCAGAGAAGATGAACTTGATGAACGATACAAGAATAAAGAAAGAAAAAAGGGTAGATAATATGAGGAAGAAGAAAACGCCTACAAAACAAGCTAATGAGGAAAGTGTATCAAAGGAAACCCCAACAAGACACAGACTTAAATGTAAGAATCATAAACAAAAAGATTTCTCTAGGTTAATCACTGAAAAAGAAATTATATTTGCAATTGGACCAGCTGGTGTTGGAAAGAGTTATGTTGCGATTGCTAGAGCAATTGAGTTAATCCAAAATGTCTCCAACCAATATAATAAAATTATTATTATAAACCCAGCTGTTGAGGCTGAGGAAAAATATGGTTTCATGCCTGGTGACCTTCGTGAAAAGTTAGACCCATTCGTTGGTCCTTCTTTAGATATCGTAGATAAAATCATGGGTATTAAGAATCGACTTGGATTAGAAAAAGACGGTGTTATATCTGTTGGTGCCTTGGGTTTCATTAGAGGTAAGAGTATTGATAATACCATACTTGTAATGGAAGAAGCGCAAAACATGTCCCCACATCAAATGAAAACACTCCTTACTAGAATTGGTTACAATTCAAAGTTCATCATATCTGGTGACCTTGACCAATCTGATAGATACAAGAATTATAAAGATAGTGGTTTATATGATGGTATTAAGAAGCATAAAAATATAGAACAAATTGGGTATATTGAATTCAGTGAAGATGAGATTGTTAGAAACCCATTGATTTCTAAAATACTTAACAACTATAAACCAACAAGTCTCAATGGTCGTGACTATTCTAATGTAGACTTTGATAAGGTTATAGAAAGAGTAAACATTGCAACCACAATAAAAAAGAATAAAAAGAAAAAACCTAAATTCCTTAGAAAACTCACTATCTGGTTTAGAAAGAATTTTAGATGGTAAGGTTTACTTACAGACTATTATTAATATAATTAACATATGAAAATTGGAATAACACTTAACGAAGTCCTAAGGGACTATATTGGACAATTTGCCTATACGTACGAAAAGTATCATGATACAGGACGTGACGAAGAAGGTAAACCAATAGAATTTGACCTTACGAAATACCCAATCACAGATTTTAATCTTATGAATCACGAATTGGTTAATTTCGAAGATGAGCGTGAACTAAAAAAGTTTCTTTATTTAGAGGCACCTCTAGAGGTCTTTGGTCAAGGCGACCAACAACACCCTAACATGATGACCCACCTTAATCAATTCCTTATGGAGATGAAGGATGAAGAAGAGCATGAGTTTGAGATTGTTAGTCGTGAAGCGGCTGGTAGTATCCCAGCAACATTCTTTTTCTTATCTAAGACTCATTGTAAAGCGAGTAATTTTAGATTTGTAACAGCTTATGCTGACAAATGGGATGGTCTTGATGTATTAATCACTGCATGTCCAGTAGCTCTTGAAGCGAAACCTTCTGGTAAGATATCGGTTAAGGTTAACTCACCATATAATAAAGATGTTAAAGCAGACTTTGAAATTGATGACCTTATGGAATTCATGAATGATGAGAAACTTAGAGAGACTATCTTCGGAACCAAAACAGCTGACTATGAAGAGTTATAATGAGGGTATGATAAGTTTAGGTGATAAGAATTATATCATCGATTTAGAAAAATACACCAATATAGTATCCAACGGTAGTGATAACGATATGGCTACTGAAACGGAAACTGAAAAAATTACCACTAATGATGCTGGTGGTCAGAAATCAACTTCAACAAGTGTGATGACTAGAGAATATGAAAAAACACAAGTTATTGATGGACCAAAGTATGATGTCCTAAGAATGTGTTTAGAGGTTTTACTAACATATAATGAAGAAATTGATGAGACGTTAGGTTTTGAAAGAGCATTAGCGAGTACCACAATTCCATTTAAAATAGCGTGTAGTACGTTACTTGGATTTGGGGTATTAACAGAAATTGATGAAGAATAAAAATAAAAAATAAAAAAAATGGAAAATAAAACACCAGAAACACAAGTAGCAGAACTCCTTGCAAAAATAGATAGCAAAGATTTCTCATTTTACTTTTTTACATTAGATACATTGGGTAACCCAGTAGCTAGTGTTGCTAACATTTATGAGCACGTTAAAGTGTTAAATGAATTAGGTTATAAGGCATATATCATGCATGAGAAAAATAATTATCGAGTACGTGGAAACGAAGAAGGTATGGGTATCTCAGATTGGTTAGGTGAGGAATATGCAAATCTACCTCACGTTTCAATTGAGGCACAACAACTAAACGTATCACCAACAGATTATATTATAATCCCAGAGGTATTCTCTAATGTAATGGACCAAGTTAAGGCTTTCCCATGTAAGAAGATTGTTTTTTCACAATCATATGATTACTTGTTAGAGTTATTACCAATTGGAAAGAGATGGCATATGGATTATGGTTTTAGTGATGTAATTACAACATCACATAAACAAGCTGATTATATTAATAGCCTGTTTCCTGGTATGAAATCACATATTGTACCTGTTGGGATTTCTGACTCGTTCAAAATGAATGATAAACCAAAAGAACCTATCGTGACAATCTTAACAAGAAATCACGGTGATGCACAAAAAATAGCAAAATCATTCTACCTTCAATATCCAATTTACAAGTTTGTAACATTCAAGGAACTTAGAGGTCTTCCAAAAGAAGCATTTGCAAACGAATTAACCAACTCTTGTTTAGCAGTATGGATTGATGACCCATCTGGGTTCGGAACATTCCCAATTGAGGCTATGGAGTGTAACACACCAGTAATTGGTAAGATTCCTAACATGATTCCAGAATGGATGGAAGAAACATCAGATAAGGGTGAAACTACACTTAAAAATAATGGTGTTTGGACAAACACAACACTTAATATTCCAGAATTAATTGGAACATATATGAAGGTTTGGTTTGAAGATTCAGTACCACAAGGTTTATTAGATGGTATGGCAGAAACTAGAGGGACTTACACATTAGAAAAGCAAAGAAAAGCTATTGAGGAAACTTATGGAAACATTGTTGCTTCAAGAAGAGAAGAAGTGGTTGCTATGGTACCTAAAGAAACTAACGTAGAAACAAAAGCATAATTATGGAAAAGAAAACAAACAAAAAGGCTACAGCTAAGAAGGCTACAGCTAAGAAGACTACAACCAAGAAGACAGCAACCAAAAAAGTAGCAGTTAAAAAGAAAACAGTCAAAACAGATATTTCAGTATTATTACCAGTTCACGAATTAACTGATGATACGAGAACTTTATTTGCTAACGCAGTAAAGAGTATTGAAGACCAAATGACTAAACCAGATGCAGTTTTAATCATTGTACCTAAAGGTAGTGATGTATTTAAAGAGTTAAGTAAGTATGATTTTGGTGCGATTAAGAGTATTGTTACTATTGTTGAAAACGATGGTAAGACTGATTTCTCATCTCAAATTAACTTAGGGGTTGAAGTTGCTAAAACTGAGTGGGTATCCATCTTAGAATTAGATGATGAATACGCTAAAATTTGGTTTAAGAATGTTGTGGAATATAGAGCAGCACATTCAGATGTGGATATGTTCTTACCATTAATTGTGGATGTAAATGAGCAAACTCAATTCATTGGACTTACCAACGAGGCTGTATGGGCTCAAAGTTTCTCAGAAGAAATGGGTATCCTTGATAATGGAGCATTACTTACATATCAGAACTTCAACATTGATGGTTCAGTAATTAAAAAATCATTATTCGAAGACTTCGGTGGTCTTAAATCAAATATAAAACTTACATTCATTTATGAGTTCTTACTTAGAATGACATTCAAAGATAATAAGATATTTGTTATTCCTAAATTTGGATATAAACACCTTAATCAAAGAGTTGGTTCCTTATTCCATTCTTACAAAGCTGAGTTAGACCCAGTAGAAAGTAAGTGGTGGTTATCACAAGCTAAGAAAGAATACTATTTTGAACAAGATAGAGTTGTAGATTACGAAGAAACTAACTAAATGGGAAAAGCTGAAAACAAACCCAATTCTGAACCTAAAAAAAGGGGTAGGAAAAGGAAAAATGATTTGTATTTCGGTCCAGAGCAAGAAGAAGCGGTAGTTAGATTTTTAGAATCTGACGACCAAATAGAGAGAAACATGATTTATAATAAGTTTCTGTATCATCCAATCAATAAAATGGTTGAGTCGATTATCAGAACTTATGGTTTACATAGAAAGGGTATCAGCTTTGAGGAATCACATACTGATACAATTTCATTTCTAATAACCAAGGCGGCTAAATTTGAGCCGTCAAAGGGAAAGAAAGCTTACTCGTACTACGGTACTATAGTTAAAAATTATTTGATAGGAATACTCCAGAAAGACGATAGAAATTTAAAACAATTTGCGTCCTTCGATGAGAACTACGAAAGGTTAGAATCAAATGGTAATTTAAGTTATTCACTAGACGGTAACGGTCTTAATATGAAGGATTTTATTAATAAAATCATCATTGAGGTTGAAGCCGAAATGTTGGACACTAATCCAGACAAGAAAAAATTAACTGACAATGAGATAAAGGTCGGTTATTGTCTAATTGATATCTTAGAACAATGGGAAACCGTTTTCGATGATATGAAGGGTGGTGCTAAATACAATAAAAACCAATGGCTCGAAACCATGAGGAACTGTTCTAGACTATCAACTAAGGATATTAGAGTGTCTATGAAAAGATATAGAATACTCTATGATATATTAAAATTTGATGGTCTTGAAGACGGGTTTGAGGAAAACCCATATGGTTGATATTTATTAATAAAGGAATATTATGTCTATGAGGGAAACCTCAATAAAACTAATAATTATTAAAAACTATAAATTTTGCCAAGAAAAAAGAAACAACAAGTTAAAGTTAACAACTCCACTTCATTAGAAGGTCTAATGCAAGAGGTATATAATGATGCGTGTTCACAAATAACTGACGCACAGAAGACTATTAATGTTATCGATGCATCTACTACCCCAGAGGACGTAGAAGACGCTTCAAAGATAGCTAAGAGTAAAACTGATGCACAGAAGGTTAAAGATTCTGCTATCAAGATTAAACTAGAGGTTGCTAAACTTCAAAGTGATATCATTAAGCATAGTGGTAATGTAGACAAGGCTGTTGACGAAAGGTCGGAAGGTAAAGCTAATTTAGAAGACTTCAAGAGTATTAGAGAAATGCTTAATAAAGACCAAGATATACAAGATAATAACGAGCAAGATAAAAACTAATACTTATGGGGATAATTGACCAAAAAAGTGATGTATTTGGTAACATTGCCGCTGCAAGAGTATTGAGTGAAGGGTTACCAGATTTAAATTCACTTACATCATCTTTCCCATCAATAAATAATGATGGGGATAGCGTTGCATTCTTAGTTGACCTATTAAAGTCATTAATTGGTCTTGAAGACTTGCGTGAAGTTATTGTTGATACCCTATCCTTTAATCTAGATGAGATGGAGGAAAAAATTAAAACCGTAATGAAACAATCCCTTAAGGAATTGGTTAATTGTGGTGTTGACCCATCTATCCCAGCGTATATAAAATCTAGTGGTGTAGGTATTGTCACTGAGGTTAATAAAATTGATTTTTTTGATGTACTAAAAACCAATCCAACTACAACTGAGGGTGCCTTTATATACACAGATACAACAGCAAACCCATTAACAAATAGTACCGATTATAATACATTTTTATATGGTACAATACAAAATGAAGGTGTTCCAGAAACTTGGGGAAATTCACCATCCATCTTTGATATAAGATTTGATTCGGTAAATGTGGACCCAACACCCAACAATACACTTACATTTAACGCCAATAGTGATTTTGATAATAAGAAGTTAACTGAGTTTAACAATACTTTCATTGATTCTATTGATTTATTTGATGCTAAGAATTTATTAAATGGTATTTTAGATGCTATATTTGGTAGTATATCAGTCCAACTTAATAAGACTACAAAACAATTAACTAAAGAAGAACAAATCAAAGACATTATCAAGTCTATTATAAATGCTGATGACGATGATGTGATTGATGACTCTTTCTTTACCTTTACTAACGAAGAGATTGCAACACAAGAAGAGTCTGCAACTCTTAGGCAGAAGGGTATTAAGGTTATTGAATCATGTGGTAGATTACCCGTTAGCATATCACCAAATACGATTGTTAATATAAATAATGAAATTAGTGGTGCAACAACAAGTCAAGAACAAAAGGTAGCTATTGATAATGCTATCAGTAATGCATCTAGTGAGATAGGTGGTCAAGCAAGTAGTAGTAAAGATACCCATACACTTGAATTAAATTTTATTGAGAATCTAATCGAGAACCTAATAACTAGTATTGTTAGCTTCATTCTTTCACCTAAAATTATTAGTATATTTTTAATAAATTATAAGATAGTTTATGGTCCAAATGAAACCTATACAAATGCTATTGATTTCATGAAGCAAAATAAAAATCTTATTAAGGTAGTTGCAGATACAATTAGAAATGAAATTGTTGAGATATTATTAACCAAAGCTTTAAAAGAAATAACGATTTTAGTTGGGGTTTCACAAGGTGAAATACAAAAAGAAAAGGGGAAGGCTAAAGTGGCTCAAATACTAAGTCTTGTGGGTGTTCCACAAGAAGTGATAAGAATGATACAAGGATTATAATGAGTAATAAAAAAAGTACACAGAAAGCTGGACCAAAATCATCGGTTGACATGGGGTCTATTAATAGTATTATTCAGATAATACTTGCAGCATTTACTATGCCGCAAGAACCAGTAACTCCATTACCACCACCATTGATTATGATTGGTGGGAGTATGAGAACTGGTATGAGCTCTAAACAGATTGCTTCTAGGGTTATATCTAGACAATCAGAGGCTGGAGCACCGAGTGGTGATATTTGGGGTGATGGTGAGAACCCAATGGAAGGTTTAATTACTATTATGTGTGAGGAAATGGTTAGTTCGATACAAACTGAGGCTAAGGTTGATATTGTGGTACCACCTGGTATTTCATTAACTGGTGTTGGTGCTGGTAACTACGGTGCCCCAGTAATAATACAAGGTTATACAACCAACTATAAAGAGGCGAACGGAATAATTAGATAATGTTATGAGTAGATTAGAAGAAAAGTCAAACAACGAAATATTACTTGAAATTAAACAATTACAGGTAGAACATGAAAATCTTAAACTAAGTTTAGTTAAGGATTATGATACAATTGAAGCACTTAAAGTTAAGATGAAGAAAGATTTTGCTAAGTTGGAAGATATTGAATCTAGATTCAATGAGGATAATGCAATAATTGTTAAGAGATTAAAAGGTGAGGTATAATGTATTTTAACGGAAAATATACACGTAGTGGTGGTAATGCTTACCAAGGTCCAAATGGGATACCTCTAATTAGAAGGGGTATTGTAACCTCTATAGTGGATAAAGATGATGCTGGTAGAATACAAGTTAGGATTCAAGGAACCGATAAGGATGATAATGATGACAATACTAACAAAACTATTATTGCTTTTCCAATGTTACCTAAACACCTTAATATCGTACCAAAACTTGAAGAAGCAGTTCTATTATTTAGTTTTAATAGTGATGATAAAACCATAGACACTATGTATATGGGACCAATTGTGAGTCAACCACAAGACTTGTATGATGCAGACCATCAATTAGAAGCTTGGAATGCCTTTTCATTCGGTTCAAGGAAATTAGGACCAGCACCAACACAAAGGAGAAAAATTAAGGGTGGTTATCCAGATAAGGCAGACATAGCTATTCAAGGAAGAAAGAATTCAGATTTAATCCTTAAAGATGATGAAGTTCTTATTAGGGCTGGTAAATTTGTATTCCCAGAAGATAACGCTAATAATAGTCGTAGTGATGATGAATTTGATAATAAATTAAATTATAAGTTTAATTCAAGAACTCAAGGATTTATCCAAGTTAAATATAATGCTCAAATAAATGTTCCAGAGGATGAAAATGACTCTAAAGAATTTGGTACGATAACTAATGTAGTATCAAACAAGATAAACTTATTAACACATAAAGAGGGTGAACCTAGATTCAATTTAACCAACCAAGATAACTTGATTAGTGATAAAGAAATGCAAAGGATTTTAGAGGAAGCACACCCATTGGTATTCGGTGATAAACTTCTTGAATTTCTTGAATTGGTTAAAGTTGCTGTTGGTAATCATAACCATAAGTACCCAGGTCTACCAGCACACTCCGAAGGTCAATCTGACGCTGCTGTTGCAATTCAAAATATGAATGAGTATGATTTAGCTCAAATATTATCTAAAAACATACGTATTAACTAACATTTATAGGTATTTATAATAAAAGAAGAAGATGGTAGTACGCACTTATTTTGATAAAAACAATACAATAGTATATAACAGTTTAACTAATACTGGACTAAACCCTGTAACTGAATTATTTTACGGTGGGACTGGTGCTGCTAATCAGTACAGTAGATTTTTATTCTATTTCGATGAAACTACCCTAAAAACTTTATATACTGGTGGTACATACGCTGACATCACAAAACTTAAACACACACTTAATTTAACCAACACTGGTGCCTTTGACTTAGAACTTTTAGGTAGTACAACATGTGATGGTAAAGATAGAAGTTGTTCATTTGACCTTATTTTATTCTCAATGGACCAAACTTGGGATGAAGGATGTGGTTATGATTATGGTGACTGTAACTTCATAGGTGGTGGTTCATCTACTAGTTCAGCACCATCTAATTGGACTGAGGCACAATCATTAGTACCTTGGTCTGGTGGTAATGGTACATATACTGGTAGTACAACAGCATTAGCAACAATACACTTTGATAAGGGTAATGAAAATATTAGTTTAGATATTTCTGATATCGTAAACGGATACTTAACGGGTGATACAAATTACGGATTAGGTATTGCATATTCTAGACCATTCGAGGTTACTGATACTGTAAACCCACAATATGTTGGGTTCTTTACAAGACACACGCAAACATTCTATGAACCATATGTAGAAACTGTATACGATTGTCATATTAATGATGATAGGTCAAACTTTTATTTAGATAAGAATAATAAACTTTATTTATATGTGAATATAGGAGGTGAACCAACTAACCTTGATTCTCTACCAACTGTACAGATTAAGGATGATAATGATGTTGTATATTCAAGTATTACCAATGTAACACATGTAACAAAGGGTGTTTATTGTATTGATGCAATCATCCCTTCATCTAGTGCTACTACTGACTGTGGTATATTCACTGACGTATGGAGTAATATCACCATCAATGGTGTTACTAGACCAGATATTATACTAGATATTCCTTTGGTTGATGGTAATGAATATTACAATATTGGTGATAACAATAATTCACCTAAGAAGTACGCTTTCAACGTATCTGGTATCAGAAGAGATGAGAGAATCAAAAGGGGTGATATTAGACGTGTAAATGTATCAGCTAGAATCCCATACACAACCAACCAAACAGAATTGGTAAACGGTATGCAATACAGACTTTATGTTAAAGAAGGTAGAAATGAATTAACAGTAATTGACTTCCAAGATGTGGAGATGTCAAACAATGCTAATTACTTCTTACTACACACTGAGAGTCTTATCCCTAACACATATTACTTAGACGTTAAGGTATCATCAAACAATGAAGTAACAACCATTAAGGATACTATTTCATTCGACATTGTAAGTGAAAGTAATTTAAGAATTTCACAATAATATGAGCACAAAAAAAAGATTAATAGAAGTAGCAAATAAAAGACTCCTAAATGAGAGTCTTCCATCACCAGTTACATTTACTGAACATGAGGTATTAGGTATGTTATGTGACTTAATCGATTACGACTTAGGTGGTAAAGAAGAAATGCCACCACAATTAATTAAAGTCTTTCAAGATGGTCTAAGAAAAAAAGGTAGAAATCTTGATGGTCCGAATAACACACCAGACGGGGCTTACATGTAATCACCCAAAAATAATTTAATTTTTTACTTGACTTATTTAAGTGTTGTAGTATATTAGTGCAAGTTAACTCTAGTATTAGTCTTGAGTCATTCATTTGGCTTTAGAACTTTTTAGGAAGTAAAAAGATTGGTACGATAATAACATATATTAAAAAGTAAATTATGTACAAACAAACAAAACAAGGGATACCTACGCCCACAGCTAATCTAGCTATCAACAAAAGTAGGATGAAAGTTTATGGTAAGAATTCAGAAGTCCCAACTTACTATCTAACAAAAGGGCAAGAGTTCCAAATCGAACTATTTAATCCAACTAAAGACACAATCTTAGCAAAGATTTCCCTAAACGGAAAACCAATCGCACAAGGTGGGCTTGTTTTAAAGCCAGCACAGCGAGTTTTTCTTGATAGATACATCGATGTAGCAAGAAAGTTTAAATTCGACACGTACGAGGTTGCAAACACGTCTGAGACGAGAAAAGCAATTGAAGACAATGGAGATTTTAATGTGGAGTTCTATAAAGAACTTAGTATCACCCACACATCAACCTTTTTAGGTGGTGGTAATACTACTACTTGGTATAATTATCCACATACTCTTACCAATACATTTGGTGGTCCGAATATAAGAGAAAATACTGGTACTAAGCGTAGTACATTCAATTTAAGTGCTGACAACATCAACACAAATTATCACGCTACTGATGTACCATTAATGGGTGCTATTAATGATGGTACACTTGGTTTAACTTCAATCTCTAATACAACAACCACCAACGGTGAAGTTACTTTGGATTGGATGGACCAAGAATATAGTAGAGAAATACTTAATAGTCCACTTAGGGAAGTTAAGACTTCTACTAGAGACCAAAAAGAAAGTGGTCGTTCACAACTTAAGAAACGTTTAAAATCTAAAAGGTCTAAGAAGTCAATTGAGACTGGTAGAGTTGAGATGGGTTCTAGTTCTGACCAAACACTTGAAACGGTATATATGAACTGGGAAAGTTCTCCGTTCCATACCATTAAGTATAAGATGTTACCACTATCACAAAAGGTTAATACGGTTAATGACGTACAAGTCAAAAGATACTGTACCAAGTGCGGTAATAAACAAAAACCAAATTTTAAGTTCTGTCCATCTTGTGGAACTAGAGCTTAATAAAAACTAAACTAAAGAGTTAACTATAATTAAACGGGATTTGCATTGCATTTCCCGTTTTTTATTTGTATATTTATATAAAATTGAATATTATGAAAACTAAAGAATCATTTATTGTTAACGAATGTATTTCAGCAATCAAAGCCTTAGCTGATAAAAACCCTAACGATATGTCATTAGGTGCAGAAATTAGAGCATTTATAAATTCATTAAAAAAAGATAAATAATTATTTGTTTTATTAAAAAGTATTTCGTATATTTGTAATCTAAATAATTAATTAACAATTAAAATTATGGCAAAAGTAACACACAAGCAAAGAGTATTAGATTCAATGCAGAATGGAAGAACAATTTCTCCATGGTATGCAATCAATGAATTAGGTAATACTAGATTGGCTGCAACCATCTTCTCATTGAAGAAAGATGGACATGAGATTACTACTGAGGTTGTAGAAGGAGTAAATAAATTTGGTGATAAGATTCATTACGCTAAATACAAATTAGTTAAACAAGCATAATGGATAGAAGTGAAGTATATGAAGTAATCGATACTGAAAGAGATTTTCAGAACGAAATGACTTTAAGAGATGACCGTCCAGATATGATTAAGGAACTCCATGTTGGAGATACATTATCTGCTATTCAATATAACCTTGACTTAGCTAGAAAGGCTTGGTATCACGGTTCTGAACCACATGAGGGTGCAATGGAATACCTTAGAAAGATTGCTGGACTATGTGTTCAAGCTGGTGAGAACTATGAAATGCCTCTAAGACACCCTTATATATCACCTAGTGATGTAGGAATGTAATAAACACAAAAAAGCCCTAACTTTCGTTAAGGCTTTAGTGTTATATTTTATATAAGATACTACTATCTTAATTCATCAATGTTAAAGTGAGGAACACCATCACATCTTACGTGTCCGTAGAATCTGTTGTTTACCACTTTCTTAGCATAACGAGTCATAATACCCTTCACTGGAGCGAAGTTGAACGGGTTATACATTGTAGGTGTCAATTGTAATGGCACATATGGAGCATAGATATACCCTGTGTCAAGAAGTGACTTTCCTTTATGACCGATAATCATAGAGTACCATGGAGAATACGGGTCAGCGTATACTTGGAATCTACCACCAAGAGAACCGATTCTTTCGATACCCATGTTATATTGGTCTTGCTCTGGAGAAGCATCACTTACGTGGAAGTACTCCAAATCATTGAATACAGCAGAGATTTCAGAAGAAACAACGATGTAGTTTGCACCACCTCTTAATGTCGCTTTGTGAATTTGCGCTGATAATTGGTTAACTTTAGTGATTAAAGTTTGGTTCCAATCCTTCTGTGTGTAAGCGTTAGACGCTTGAGAAGTCTTTCTCCATCCATTATAATCCCATCTAAGAGTCCAAGCAGCAGCTTTTCTAAGGTCTCTCAAGATTTCTCTATCAATCTCAGCAGCAACTTGCTCTGATAACATAGCCGTTAATTCAGCCTCAGCATCAATGTTGTGGAATGCACTAACATCTTGCGCTAATTCTGGAGACCATGTAGCTCTTAATTTTCTTTCTTCAACTGAAACAACAACTTCATCAAGTTTGAAAGATACCTCTCCCATTTCTGTTTCTAATTCAAGACTAGCATAAGTTGCCCATGAAGCGTCAAACGCTGTAGAAGCATAAGTAGATGCTGTAGACCCAACGTAACCGTCGAATGTAGCAGTACCACCTTGTGCAACTGGGTGACTCATATCTAATTCTATATATAACTCACCAGCAGCGTCACAGATATCGTCATAAGTAACGATTCCTTTACCATACTTTTGAGTAACTAATCTAAATGGTACCTCACCAGCAGCAGCAACAATTACGTTACCATCTGGGTCAGTAAGTGGCAATGCAGAAGTAACTTTAAGAGACGCAAGGAATCCTTCCGTGTCCATTTCATTACCATCTGGTCCAGTTAATCTACCTTTATTAGTTGAAGAGAATCCAGAGATTCTTAACATAACATTTCTGTATGAACCATCAGTAGATGCAGCTGGTGAACCGTTTTCAGAGAATTCTCCGTTTGAGTCCATTGCTACAGGAATAGCATCCATTATAGTAATAGTAGCAGTTCCTTTAGAGTTATCGAATAATCCATCATTATAATAGATATCGTATAAGTTCTTAGCTTCATACTGAGTTACAGTACATAAAGCGTTAACGCAATCTGGAAGTTGGTCACCCATTCCTGTATGTGCAGAGAATACTGCATCAGAATGTACGTTACCAGCCGCACCAGTTGAATCAACTCTTGAAGACGTTTGAGGTACGAAGAAGAACAATTTACCGATAGGCATGTTCATTGCTTGTACAGAAACGATATCGTTTGCTAACAACTTAGAGAATACTCTTCTTACGATTGGGAATACAACTGTCTCGAAAGAACCAGATGAATCAGCCGCAGAAGTAGCTTCGTTTAATAGGTAAGAAGCTTCGTTCTCATATAACTGAGCGATGTTCTCCTTAACATGACCTTTAAGACCTTCTAAGAATCCTAAAGAGTTCCACTTTTGTTGGGTTTGTTGACGGATAGCCTTCATGTGGTTTAATCCGATGTTTCCAATTTGCCCAGAATTTAATAATTGTGAATTTGACATTTTATTTTATTTTTGTTTATTTTATTTTTAATATTTGTCCTTGTTCTCTACACGAGAAATAAGGTCCATTATTCTTTTAGTGTCCTTGTCTACATATGCAGTACTTTCATTTAATTTTGAAGTACTACTTGATGCTTCCTTGGAAATTTTCCCTTCTATTGATTCGTTCATTGGTTGTTTATTACCTAATTCCTTTTCAATAGACTTGAATAGTCTTTTTGACTCTTGAATGCTTGATACTTCTTCATCGAATCTTTCGATAATGTTTCTCTTTTCATCTTTAGTTGTAGAATGCTCAGTAAATAATCTAGTTACATTTGTAAGATTAGTATTGAATACAACAACTTGTCCTAACATTCTTCTTTGCTCTTGTAAAGTTTCAGCCATTTGTGTAGCTCTACCTTTAAGTGCTTTAGCTTCCTTAAGTAGTTTATCGTAATCTTCTTTAGAAACGAATTTAGATTCATTTGCACCACCTTTTACACCTGTAACTCCCTTCGCACCTGGTGCTACTGGTTGTCCGATGTCAGCTTTAGCTGGCACTCTATGTGCTTCACCTTGTCCCTTAGGGATAGCTTCTTCGATAGTTTCTTCTGTTACAGTTTCTTCTTCCGTTACAGTTTCATCTTCATTTACGTTTTCATCTTCCATTATGTGTTCTCCGTGAGCATCACCAGTTCCGTTTTGACCATTATCGTCAAAACCACCTTCAAGATTATCACCAGCCCAATTGTCTTCATTTTCATTTCCGACAGGTGCGCTAACACTTTCTATGTTTTCCATTTCATCTATTGCTATTTCGTATACAACTTGTGATTCATTCACATCGTAACTTTCTTCGTAAGTTTCCTCTTCTTCCTCTTCTTCTGAATCCTCACCAGCGGTAAGTTCATATTCTGAGTCAGCTTCTGGTTCTGCATCCATTTCTGGTTCTGCACCCACTTCTGCGTCCATTCCCATTTCTGGTTCTGCATCCATTTCTGGTTCTAATTCCATTTCTGGTTCTAGTCCCATTTCTGGTTCCGCTTCAACACCACCGTTATCTTCACCAGTTTTAATTACAAACTCACCTGGTTCATTAACAGTTAACTCGATATCTCCAGCTTCATTACTTACGATTTGGATTTCATCATCACCAGTCAACTTCTTGTAAACTGCGATAACGTCATCATCTGATGCGGCTGTCATATCCATCTCGTCACCCATCGACACCTCAGCGTCCATTCCTAATTCTTCGTCACCTATTTCTAAGTCACCTTCTTCGGGTTCTCCAATTTCTAATTCACCTTCAATATCAGCTCCATCTACATCAACTGAATCAACATCCATAGGTGCCTCAGCATCTACGTCTACTTCTCCACCATCTACAGCATCTGCATCTATTGGTTCTTCAACATCTTCTTCATCAAACTCGTTAAGAGATTCTTTCACTAGGTCATCAATTTCTTCTTTCGCAATCGAACGAAGTATTTCTTTTGTGTTGGCATTTAAAGTTTCTTGGATTCTTTTCGCATCCAGTACCGCTTCATCAATAATTGATTTATTCTTTTTAGCCATTTTGTTTTTGTTTTATTTTAAAAGTTTTATTCTTTTTTAGTTATACCCAATAAAGGGCATTTGATAATAAATATATTCTATTTTCCATAAAACCAAGTTTACAGTAAAATAATGTGATTTTTTTTAACCCAATAAGAATTTATCTAAGTCATCATCTAAAGACTTGTCTTCCCTTATTTTTGATTCCATGAAAGGAGCCGCATCTTTTTTGTTTCCAAATATCCATGAACCTGGAGTTGATGGTGCTGTAACAACATCCCAACCAATCAATTCAAAATCATCTTGAACGATTGCATTTCCTTCATAATCTTCTTCAAGTGTACCTACACCTCTAGATGATACTCCGATTCTCCAACCATGTCTAAGCATGTTAGCAACCTCATCACCCTTGGTAGAGCAGATACCCATATTGATAAATCCTAATGTTGTATTGATTTGCATCTCTCCCATTAGAGTTCTTCCTTCCCACCATATTCTAGTTATGTTGTGAGATACTCTGTCACCAGCTATAATGGATGACTCTGGGTGGTCTAATTCACCTAATGCAGATTTGTTCTTGATTAATTCATTGTATGCCTCAGCTTGAGCCTTAAGTATTCTCTCTGGGTATATTCTACCATTCCTATTCTTAACACCCCATTTCTGTAATACTACAGTAACTACTAATGGCTCTATCATTGCAATCTCCCCAGAAGCTAATTTCTTAACCTCATTTACGAACTTTTCATTTCGTGAATCGTTAGGGTCGATGAATCCAGCATCGTGTTCAATCATGAACCCAAACCCGACATCACCAGCCTTTAGTAATTTAATATCTTCATTTAACCTGTTTGACATAATCTATAGATTTTAATTATAAATACATCAAGGGAAATAAAAAAACCGAATCTTAGTGGATTCGGTTTCTTATTATTTAGTTCTTCTTCTTATAAAATTTAAAGTGTTCGTCTTTATCAAATACATCTTCTATTAGATTATCGGTCAATTGAGTCATGGACCTCTTAAGGTCATTTGACATTAATATCTTCCCATTCCTTACGTTTTGATATAATGTAACCTCACAACTCATGTAACTTCTTTTACCGTAACCAACTCCAGATTCACGCATATCTAAATCTATAATAGTTCTATGTGGATTATACGTCATTGGTATTGAATCATAAACATATTGCTTGACTCTTTTCTTCAATCCACTAATAACACTTACATAATGTTCTGTTTCTTCGTTGATTGGTTCACCCCATGCTGAGATGTTAATGTAAACACTTGTTGGGTTTTTGGAATCTACTGTTCCCGAAACAACTTTATAATCTTTATAAGTCTTTCCCATTTTAATTTCTTTTCCTTTTTTTATCATACCTGGTATTTTCTCTTAAGTATAAGGAAAATATTTGGATAAGTCAAATTTATTTTTTAACCCTACCAATAGATACAACTGAATTGATTTCTGGATAGAACTTAGCCTTCCAATCTACACTGATTAATTCACCAGTTACACTGACAATATCACACACAAAAGAATCAAAACCACCTTCTTCATCTAAAATACTACTAGCTTCTGAAATTACAACCTCAGCATGTTCATCTGGAATGAATTCACTCCACTCCTTACCAACACAAAAATCCTCACCATAACCAGTGACTTTTTTCCAATCACCATTAACAGCTATAAATGTCTTTTTAATTGGGTCCGTTATACAACGTATAACATAATCATTGTGTTTCTTTGAAACCTTATCAATGAATTCCAATTGTTTCAATTCCAATTTAGCAATGGTAAGTTGTAGATTGTTGGTTATTTCCTTTTGCATTTTTCTGTTATTTCAATTACTTTATCATCTATGTGAGACTTTATTACACTAATAAATTGGTTATTATCTTCTGACTTTGATTTGAGTACTTTTTGTAAGCCCTTGGATGCATCCGATAATAATGGTAACATCTCCCTCAATTCATTTACTCTTGCCAGTTGTTCTTCTTCCAACTTTTCAGCTAATACCTTTTTTTCATCTTGAATACTTTTAAGCCATAACCACATAACATAGAATGTTGCCCCAGCCCCTCCAAATATTTGGACTAATGATTCTAATTCCATAATATTATATTAGTTTTCTCCTAACGCTCTATTTAAATCTAAAAGCTTACTAATATCATCAACAAACGTTTCAGACACAAATGAACCATTAAGTAATTTATCTTTCACATCTAATAATTTTTCTTTATCTGTAGATACTTTTAATTTCTCATTAATTAATGAAATACAACCCTTCAATGTTTCAGTATAAACTTCTTTCCTAGCTTCATCATTATTGTTATCTAAGATAACATTCAATACCTTATGCTCACCTTCGGTTAAGTCAGCATATTTTTCATTGAACTTATCAACTGATAAATTAACTAAAAGACTATTAGGGATTACCTCAGCGGATTCTACAATTACCTTCTCTTCATTTTCATTGATATACTTAACAATAGATAATCTACTACTAGTTATTTCTTTAACAGTAGATGGTGTTGGTTCAGTGAATATTAATTTTGAGATAGCTTCGTGTAAATCGTTGTTTGGATATTCTGAATCTAATCTTTCAGATACCATTTGAGACATATTAATCAACTTGGTATTTTCTGCGTCAATCTCTTCTTTTGAGAATTCATTTAATATATTGATATTCTCAGTTATAAATAGATTAGCAGAGAACTCATTCTCATCAACTCTATTTTCGATATTATTATAAATTAAAAATTGAGTCTTGAGTATTTTACTCTCACTCATACCCTTAATAAATCTTTTAACGATTGATTTCTTTTCTGCATTCTTATCCACTATGAATTCAGCTAAGATTTCATTAAATGCATTTTTTATTTTACCGAAGTTTTGCATGTGTTGTATTTTAATTATAAATATGTGTTTGGTGACAGAAAAACCGTTATTCTCCTATAGTGTCATCCAACTCATCAATCATTTTATTGATATCACCAATCATATTGTCAACATCTTCATTTATTTTCAAGTTCTTATCGTATATCTTTTCTCTAATAATATTTGGGGAATCATCCTTCTTAATTGATTCACTTAACCTATCTAAATAAGTTTTATTATGTTTATTTGTTCTAAGTATACTCTTACCTTTAAGTAAAGCTTTTTGCTCTGTAAGTAAATTTTCAGCTTGCTTGATTGATTCCTCAGTAGTCTCAGCACCCATGTCTTCACCACCAGCATCCGCACCAGCATCTTCTTCACCAAAATCAATTTCACCACCAGCATCTTCACCACCAAAGTCTTCACCACCTTCTGCGTCTAATCCTAAGTCTTCTTCTCCGAAGCCTCCACCTCCGAAGCCTCCACCTCCACCAGCTGGACCACCACCTTCTGCGTCACCACCTTCTTCACCTTCTGGTGCACCACCTTGTTTAGCAAGTTCGATATCACCATAAATTCTATCTACCTTATCAAACATACCAGTGTTCTTGATTACGTTAGAAGTGTTCTCAAGTTCAGCAGCAGCCGCTTTCTCCATTCTTTGTTCAAGAAGGTCTTGTTTGATTTCATCATCTGACCATCCAAGAATTTCTCTCTTAGCTTTAGTCATACTCATAGCACCGAACCCATTACCAGCATCATTAACTGCATCCTTGTAAAGTGTCATCTTAGATTGTAAGTGTTCAACCTTAAGCATCTCAGCTTGTACTGATGGGTTATTAAGTGTAAGTGTAAAGTTATCTAACTCTTCCTCAAATCCTAGAATATATAAGTGAACAATTGCTATCTTATTTAACTCTTGAATCATCGCTTGTTGAATTCTGTTGATTGTTCTTGAGAATCTAATATCTTGCAAGGCAAGGTTCTTTCCTTCACCAACAGCATCTTCAAATCCTAAGAATGATTTAGGTACTCTAAGTGCTGTAAACAATTTTCTTTGAAGATATTCAATATCTGCAATTTGGTCTAAGTTCTGTGCACCCGCAAGTGTATCAATTGGATTAGGTGCGCTCTCATCCCTAACAGGAATAAAGAAATCTTGGTCATTCGCCATTTGATTATATTTTAAATCAATTTGACCTGTTTGTGGGTCAATAACTGGCATACGTTTAAATCTATTTGCAATCTCATCTACGTATGGTCCTACATCTTCATCATCGATGTTACCAACATAAATCTTATATACTCTTCTCTCTGGTGCTCTTGTTAGCATCCTCAGATAAAAGAAGTTGTTTCCAAATTCTGCTAGCCTTTTCAAGTACCGATGTACCATAAGGTAATCTTCTATCATCTCCTAATAAACGGAAGTGTGCCATTTGCCATGATGAGAATTCAATATCTCTACCCTTCCAAAAGAACTTCACTTTACCATCATCACTATCATCCGTACTTCTTGAAATAGCATCATACATATTCCCCTCTCTTCTTTCCATTTCGAAGTTAGGCATTTGTCTCACCCCAATAATTCCAGCCTTATCATCTATATTAAGATATACAAAGTCATCACCATACTTACATGTGTTTCTAGTCCACATAGGAAGCGTTGTATGTAAATCAAGTCTATTGTTGAATAGGTCTTTAAGTATCTTCTTAACTCTCTTTGAATCAGAATAAATATTAAGTACCTCACCTTTATCATTAACTGTAGTTGCCTCTTCCATCATGATATCTAGAGCAGCTGCAATTTCTGGATAGAACTCCATATTCTCGAAATCGGAATATGAACCAATACGTGTTGTTTCATAATGAATTGATTGTTGGAATAATTCACCATCAACCTTTTTCCATAACCCACCAACATATTTATTTTGTTGTGCTTGTAATTTCTGAGTTTCATATTCAGCTTTATCAGTAGTTTTTAACAACTCACCGTTACCAATTGAATATCTGTTTGTTTTTTCCTTAGGTACATTTACACCATCTGGTCCAAACATATTATTCATTCTCTGAAAGACCGTCAAATTCTTCTTAGCCATATTACTTTTTTATTAATTATACTGTATTTTTATTATAAATAAATACTTATATCACATAATCACATTCGACATATGCAATTCTATGTTCAATACCATCATCAAGTACAACTTGGTAAACATATGTAACCTTCCAATCCTCACCTTGTGAACGAGGTGTTGCTGTACAAAAGAATGCGTTCGCATTACCACCCTTTGCTATTTTAGTTGTTGGGATAGGTGACCATTTATAAAGCTCACCACCTTTTTGATTCCCATTCCTTCTAGTAAATACCTTTTTCTTAAATAAAGCCATAATTATTTTGTTCCACTAAATAACCACATGTAGTCCCCGTTAGGGTCTTGCATGTTGTTTGATACGTTAGGATTAAATCTTGGTCTAGGAGCAGTTTTCTTACCCTTGTTATCCTTAGATACAAATCCACCATCGTAACTTTTATTATTGATTTCCTCAACATTCTGACCACCAGTGGTCCAACTGTTAAGTATCGCTTTATTTTGAGCCGTAGCTTTCTTAAGGTTTTTAAATGAATATTCAAGAACCCACATAGCCATACCCAATGACATAAGAAGGTCATCGTGGTAACCATCCATGTGGTCTGGTCTACCATTCTTATATATAAATGTTTTCATTTCTGAAACCATTCTTCTTGACCTAATCTTAACGAAGTTCTCTCTTAATACCTTTTCCATGTTTGAAATCATTGGAAGACGAACTCCATTGGCGTTGAAACCTGGCACCTTTTCATTCTCCTTAACCAAACCTAATCTAGATTGGTTAGCTAAAACCTTACCCATTGCTTGTTTATCATGATGTAATAGTTTCTTACTATAATCCAATTCAATCAACTTAAGTACCGTTGAGACACCCATACCACCTGTAATATCGACAACAGTGTATGCGTTGTACATATTACCGTAATCATATACATATTGAGCTAGTATATCTGGTTGTACTTTACCTTGATACTCCATTACTTGTTCCATGGTTGTAAAATCAATGATAACTATTGTTGAACTATCTTCACCATCACCTCTTGATACATCGACACCCATAATATATTTATGGTCCACTATAGGTTCTTCCCATATCCAAAACTCTTGTTCAACACCCTCAACGAATTTAGGGTCACGAACATTTTTCTTATCGTGCATTTCAATGGTCTCATCTTCAATAACGTTACCACCAGAACCTAAGAATGATACATCTAACTCCTGTGCAATCTTTCTAGAATTATTATTAAGTGCCATACACATGTTCTCATACCATGTTGATGTTGGTTTCCAATCATCTTCAATTCTCTTAAGATAAGATTCAAGATTAAACTCAACTTCCTTCTCTACAATATCATCATTATCATCACCCTCAACTTTCTTGTACCATCTAAGGTCTTTATTGTATCGTGGGTCTTCAAACCAACGCATTTCAACAATATGGTAATTATTATCACCAGATTTAGATTGTTCGTATGTTTTATAGTAAAGTGGGTCCATACCGTTTGGTGTGGAAATTAGAATCACATTACCACCAGTAGATATTGATGACATGGCAGCTGCATATACAGCGTCACCATTATCAATGAAGGCTGCCTCATCAAATACAAGATATGTTGGTGTATATCCACGAAGTGCATCTTCCGATGTCGCAACGGCAATAACTTGTGAACCATTAGGTAATTCGATTTCTATCTTAGAATCAACAACGAAGATTGATTTTCTTTCGTTTTCTTCAGTACCATAATAATCAGAACCCCATATCCATCTTGGTAATTGCTTTAGATAATCCTTAATACCCTTTAAAAATTTTTGTGATAATTTAAGCTTATTTGCAATTACAAGTATAACCTCTGGGTTATCCTTATCAGCAAAACCAGCTTTAACCGCCATATAAGCTTGTGTAGTGGTAGATATACCAGCTTGCCTTGGCTTGGTAACTAAATTATATCTATGTTTCTCATAAGCGTTAACAATCTGCCTTTGCCTTGGGAATAATTTGAATGGTACATACCCTTCCTGTGTCTTATCGAAAGTTTCTAAAAAGTTTTCGATAGCATAGATTGGGTCCTTCAAACAATTGGCATACTCACTATATATTTCGGCTCTTGTTAACATATTCTTTTTATTATAAATATGTTAACAAGCCCAAATAGCTCTAAATCACAAACCCACCCATCTCTTGTTGGAGTTGTTTTTCGTTATAATTAAGCATTATTCGCATTTTTTCATACCATTCATTTGTTGGTTTATAACCAGCAAGTATTACTTTATCATAATATTCTGGTAAAACCCCAATTAGGGTGTCGATTATTTTACCATCTATTTCAATAACCCATTTAAGGTCTTTATTGAATCGTTCATCATCCCACCAGTTCAATTCAATTAAATTGAAATTATTTTGACCGCAAACAACACCCATGAAAGTTTTATGGAATAATCCATCCATACCATTAGGGGTTGAAACCATAATCAACCTACAACCAACAGCTAGTGAAGCATAAGTAGCCATAAATAACTCATCGTTCTTATCAATAAATGCTGCCTCATCCATTAATATATATGTTGGTGCCCACCCTCTGAATGCATCTGGTCTGGATGAGGTGACCTTAATCATAGAACCATTTGGTAATACAGCTTCTACTTGATTGTCTACTATAAAAATTGACTTACTTTCATTTTCTTCTGAACCATAGTATTCTGAACCCCAAACCCATCTAGGTAAAGTTAATAAAAAGTTCTTCATCTTAGCTAACATATGTTTACCCAAATCTAACTTATTTGATACCACCATAACCAATTCTGGGTTGTCTGGGTCACTGAAAGCCACCTTATGTGACAAATAAGCCTCACTTATAGATGATATACCAGCTTGTCTATATTTCTTAACTATATTTAGTTTATTTGTTTCGTAACCGTCTATAACTAGTTTTTGATTTGATAACAACTTAAACGGTACATAATCACCTACCACGTTATTCCAAATCTTAAAATAATTCTCAATAGAATATTGAGGGTTATTAACACATTTAATGTATTCCTTTGTAATATCAATACTTACCATATATTTTAGTTTTGATAAATATAATACGAAAATAAAAAAAATATATACTAAAACAAAAAAGCCTCACTAGGTGAGGCTTTCTTTTACAATAAGTCGTTTATGTCGATATCGTCTAAGTCATTTAGTGAGAATCCGTTGGAGTCGTCATCCCCAATCTCGTCTCGGTATTCATCATCCTTAATTCTACTCTTCGTTTCTTCAACTAATCTTGAAATGATTTCTTTACCTTCACTAGTCCCAGCCATGATTTCTCTCATCTTATGATTAAACTCTTCAATTGGTAATGAAGCTAATTCAGAATAAACATTATGTTTATATTTAAAATCTTCACCTTCAAATAGTTTTGTAAATCGTTCCCACAATGCTGGTCCTAATCTCATATCCCATGGTTCAGCTGCTAAGAAGTCAGCCTTACCAATTACGTATTCAGCCATCTTTTCCTCTTCTGGTAAACCATGTGCTGAAAGGATTTCCATAACACCCTTAACCAACTCATGTACAAGTACTGGGAATACCATACCTTGTGCGTGTATTTGACACTTAGGGTTTTCTTCTGTTGGAAGGGTAACACTAACAACACCACCATTAACTTGTTGGTCCATATTTGGGATAACAAAATAACAGTAATCAGCGGCTGCTATAAGTTTAGCATACTTAGTGCTAAGTGTTGGGTCTATATCTAATAATTCTTTCTTAACCATATGGAACATGTGACTTGACTTCTTAGCCGCCCCTTGTGTCATAGCATTAAGGAATCTTCTTTTATATACCCCAGCGTTAGCTTCTTTTATTTGAGCATGGTTATCAAATTCTAAATCTACAGCTACTGGTGACTTCTCACGCTTAGTACCTTCCATATCTATAGTAGAAGTCAATTCAGCTGTAATCTCACAAACATCCTCAGATATATTGTATTCATCTCTAATCATTTGAACAGCTAGGTCTTCAAGTTCTTTCTTATGCTTACTCTCAATCTCAACACAATCACTAACCATTGGTAATTGGTCATGCATAACTGCTTGGTTATCTATTTCACTAACCTCAAATTTCTCTTTGTAATTCTTCATTACATCTTCGAATCTCTCACCAACAATCTTTTGTTCGAAAGTCATTTCATCACTCTCTGGAAATATTGGGTGGTCACCTAATGAATGTTTTCTTTCCTTTAACTCTCTTTCAAGTTGTGGGTCCATTCTTTCACTATGACCCTCAGCATACCTAATGTTCTCATTCATTGGTTGCTTAGGTTTCCTTGCCTCATCTAAAGACTTCTTTGCTAGTTTTCTATAATCCATTACTTAATATCTTTTACTTTAACTGTTCTTATAACGTTCTTATTAGTCTTTATATTTTCATTTGCGGTATTTTGAGGTGCACCATTTTGTTCTGCTTTTGATGTAATTTTAAGTTGTGCAATTATTGCTGTAAGTTTTGCTCTTGGTACCCCAATTTTTTCAGCAAATTGCCCAATCATTTCTGCTTGTTCTGTTGGATTATCTATCTTTACTAAGTATGGTTGAATAGACGACATATCTAATTTTCCTAAAACCCTAGCAACATCGTTCTTAAGTTTTACTGGGTCATTACCCTCATCTATTGGTGTTTCACCTTCATCAGATGCTAATTGGTTCATAAGAGCTCTATAATCTTCGTATTCATCAGCTTGAACCTCTGGGTTCATTCCGTGTTCAATACCTCTACTTACAACACCATCACCCTCACCAACAATACCAGCAACAAAACTTTTAGCTTCTGGCTCGTCAATACCTAAACTATTCCCAGCGATATCAACTAAATTATCGATATTTGCTTCTAATTCCTTAGCATCAATAGGTCCTCCTTCATTTATGGTCTTTAACCCTTTAGTTATCTTCTTCTTTCTGTCCATTGCTCAATTCTTTCTTGTAATCTAATATTAGGTCATGTTCGTAAAGCTTTGACTCTACATCTTTTATTTCTTCACCGAAGTGAAAGTGTAATCTTGATTCTGGGTATACTTCATAACCATCCATATTCTCCCAAGCTAATCCAATTACCCCATCTACTGCATCCCATACTGAAAATGAATCATTATCTTGTATGACATTAAATTGTTTATCTGGTGATACCAATACACCAACTTTCTTTACCAATTCTTCAAATGGAGGGTTTGGATTACCACCAGCTGGGATTGAATCCCAACCATCACCATCAACATTTTCTTTTGTATCTGAAAAGATAAACTCATAGAGTGCAACACCCTTTCTATCACTCCCAATCACATGAATATATATCAAGTATAATTCTTCCATTATTATTCGTATTTACCTCCGTCTTCATCATAAGACGCATAAAGCTGTTTGTCAAAAATTATATCATTTACTAACATATCATTTTCACCTTGAAAGTTAACTAACTCATCATCAGTTAAAGGTTTACCATTTACATATGATGCAGAAGCTATAAATGCATCTACAAAGTCTGGATAATCATTAACCTTAACACCTTCAATGTTAATAGTATTAACATCAACCACACTCCCGTTGAATTCGATTCCTTCTGAATCACCTTCTTCATGCATCATTTCTCCAGCCTTAGGTGGTACTTTAACCTTATCTTTTCTCTTTGGTAAGAATGGTCTATCAATTTCTCTTTTTCTCTCTGGTTTTACTGTTGGTTTAGTAACAGGTTCCACCAATGGTTCAGCAGCTTCCATAATTTTGTCTTTATCTACAAAGGTACGATTTTTTTCTGACTCTTGCAAACCAGCACCCCAACGGTCATCATCTCCCCAACGTTTATCACCAGAACCCCAACGTTCATCTTTACCAAATCTAGAGTCTGCTTCTTCTACTGGTTCCTCACCAAAGTCGAAGTTGTCTTCATTCTCTACCTCATTATCTATTGGTTCTTCAATATCTTCTTCACCATCTACAGGCATGTCTTCTGGGTCCTCATTCCCAGAATCTTTAACCTTGTTAATAATATCTCGTTGGTCTTCTTTGTCCATCTCACCAGTATGTGTAGCGGATAATACAGAATTAACTGCAAATTTCTCAAGGTCAAAGTCTGGTTGACCTTCATCTTCGGTATATTGTCTTAGTGATTGTCCTAATTTTCCAGAAAGTTGTTGTATGTATTTTTCTGGGTCTGTATCTTCATCAGCCTCAACCTCAGCATCGAATGGTTCATCATCAAATGGTTTATCACCACCCTCAGCATCCATATCATCTAATCCAGCTAACGGGTCTTCCATTTCTGCATCATCTGGTAAAGGCATTTCATCTTCCATAGAAGAATCGGTTGAAGGGGCACTGCCCTTCAACACGTATTTTGTTTCCTCTAAATTTTTTGTATCTATGTTATAACCATCTTCCTCGTCTGCAAATAGACCAGTAGACATCCCATCAGAATGAGTCTCATTTATGATTAATTTATAATCCTTATAAATATCATTATTTTTATAATGGTTTATATCAGTTGTTAAATCTTCAATTGAAGCGAACACCTTAGGTTTACTGAAATATGGCTTACCATCTTGGTAAACCATTTTTGTTAATTCACTTTTAGACCAAACAATAGTATTAGCCTCAGTTATGTTTTTTTGTGATGCTTCACCAATTGATGAAATCCCAGAATCATTCCATTTATTACCTAGACTACCACCTCTTTTATTTAATTCGTTTGTTGAGATTACATATTTGTTACCATAAGAATCAGTCATTAACCAAGACTTACCACCATTTAATTTTTTAATTAACTCAAAATTAAAATTTCCCAAATCTGGGTTAGGTGTCAACATTCTTTCCTTACCAACAACTTTATTATCAGTAACAACTCGAACAAATACTAAATTATCTAGAAATTCAACTCCATCACCAGATTTCCATGCTTCTTCTGATTCACCTAAAGTTTTTAGTTCTATAGAATTTTCACTTATGCTTTTTTTTTTAAAAGTTCTGCTAATCTAAGAGTCTCACTTTCAGTAAGTCCTTCAAGGATTTCATTAACCTTATCACTTGGTGTAACGGAATCAATAATACCATCAATTTTTTCCATTGATTCAGCAATACTAATACCTTTGTTTGTTTTAGATTCAGTAATTTCTTCTTCCTCTACTACTTTACTTGGGTCAATCATCTCATCGATGTATGTTTCGTCCTCTGTTAATTCAACTTCTTCCATTACATGCTTTTCAGCGTGTGTACCAGTGTTACCATCTTTTGTTCCATCAGCCTTAGCTTTCTCGAAATCATCTTCTCCGATGTTATCACCAGTTGCAAGGTTATCACCAGAAGTCTTTTTATCAACCTTAGCGTCACCACCGTTGATGTCTGTTCCCTCGTTTAATAGGTTATCATTTCTAAGTATGTTGAATACTTTCTCAGTACCTAATGATTCAGCCAATGACATGAATTTAAGGTTTAAATGTTTAGTTGCCTTAGCATATGAAGGATAAGCCTCACTCTTTTTGTTCATAAGACCACCCATGTAATTGAAATCCTCAGTTACTAAGTTTTCAGTCTTATCACTAACCTT